ACACTAGGGTGTTACGCGTTTCCATTTCACGACTGGTTTCCATTTCTCTGCTGGTTTACACTGCACGGTATCGTCAACAGACGACACGTACAGCAGAGGTATGTAATTGGCCGTCCATATTACCACATCCCACATACCGTCTTCTCGCATACCCAGCACACGCTCACCAGGTTGGGGCACCTTTTCGCTGATGCAGGTCCAGCTGTCTTGCTGTTTGGGTGTAACCGCGGTGCGACCAAACCGCCCTACGATGCCTATCTCGCTGATCTCCAGCTGTAGCAGGACTTCGTTGCTGGTCATGTCGAACAGTTTACGCAGGCTGTCCAGTACCTCCGGATCTTCCCACCTTCGCACACTGGTGATGCCGGTGCCTTGCTCTTCCGGCTTCGGGTTGATCACTACTTTGAACATCGTCGTCTCCTGTTTACTGCTGTTTTTTTGCGGTCGCGGCACTACCGCGGCCTCGGTTAACTCGATCTTGCGTCACGCACTTACTTGGATACTAAGCCCCCAAGTAGGCATACTAAACACTATCCCGCTCGCGACTACTGTAGTCGCATTGCCAATTTATGCAGCCTCTTTAGTATCTGAGTTACACAGCGTCGCCCTCAGTGGGCTCTACACTACCCTCAGCAGCTGCAGCGGCAGCGGCTGCAGCAGCGGCAGCGTCCTGCCGGTCCTTAGTCCTCGCCCTCTGCCGATCGATCATTCTGCCGATAGCAGCTTTGCTCATCCCTACGGCTTGTGCCCCCTCTCTGGTGGCGAAAAAATACCGGTTGGTGCCCTCGTTGATAGTGCCGCCAGCCTGCACGAGACCCTCTTCAACCATACTGACCAGCACAGTATGGTCTTCGCTACCTATCTCGGCACAGAAGTGATTTCTCTCACCCCAAGTTGCTGGTCTCCTCTGGCTGGTGGCGCCTAGCATATGCTGGAGCAGCTCCAACCTTTTCTGGATTGCTCTGACATAGGGTGTATCTGGTGCCGCCTCATCAATCATAGGGGTATCTCCACTGTTTCTGTTAGCTTGTAGTTACGGTTTTTAATTGAACCAGTCTCATATGGATCGGAGGCATCGACTTCTGCGCTTCTTCTACTGCTACTTTGACCGCTGCGGCAACAGCTGTGTCTACCATAGCCCTGGTAGCTAGTGCTACAGCTTCTCGCACCTTCCGTTCAATCATCCGGTCTAGTGCCTCCTCCCGGTATTGCGTAGCCTCCATGACCTTCGCCGCCTCAGCAGTAACCAGGTTCTTGAAGTAAGACTGGCAAGCTTCAGCAACCATTTTTTCGACAGTCTGGGTCATCGGGTAGTCAATGAACCACTTCTGCCGCCCTGTAGGCTCTTTCGTACCGGATGCGAACCCTTCTACAACTTTCCCCACCTCTGCAGCAATACTAACTGTCATGCCGTGACTGAGCCGCCACAGCTCTGCATCTGCCAGGTCCTTGAACTGTTTTGCGACGATCTTCTTGCACACGCTCTTTTTGAGCTCCAGCTCGAGCTCTACATCCTCGCCTATTAGCCGCTCAAGTGCTGCAGCTGTCAGCTGCAGTCTCATAGTCTCACGAGTCATCTCTCTGCCTCTCTGCGAATTAATTGTTTACTACAGGTACCTACACAATGCAGGTCCTTACTTTGATTGTGGTATCTCCACTGTCTCTGTACCGATTGCCGTGATACGGATGTAGTCTCGTCTAGGGGTTGGCCTGCAGGTGCTAAGCTGAACGGTATACCGCAAGTCCGGGTGCTCTACGAGCCACCTGGTTAGCACAATTTTTCGAAGTGGTGATGGTAAGTCTTTACACAGGCACCGGAACTTGAGGTCTTCTCGCATGTTGCCTAGGCAATAACCCTCCAACACCGATGTAACCACTACCCACGGCTCTGGTCGCTCGCCCGTGTCGGTAGGTTCGAGCACCCAGTCTACGTCTACCCGCAGAAGGTGCAACGGGTCGGTTAGTTCAGCCCAGTCTTCGCTGGGCGGTGCTGAGCTCTCCGCTGGCTGCTCAGTTTCTTGCGGTGCGACTACCTGCAGAACAGGAAGATTCTCAGGAAGACACCAAAACTTGAAGCTGCTACTGAACTCCCCGACAGTGTGATGCTCGTCAGTCTCGTAATACTCCCAACCGCCGGACCAGCTCTTGATTGCATCAATACCGTAGCGCAAAACGTGGGATGTGTCTGTTAGCTCAACCCACACAGAGGCTTTGGCTTGCTCCGCTGTTATTGGCAACCACACCCCGGTGGTCACATACCGAGAGTAGTGTTCTCCCCAACCCATCGCCTCACTCACCTCGCCAATAACTGAGACAGTCACGCACCAGTGTTCGCTGTCCCTGCAAATGTACGCGATATCTACATCCTGTGTGAGGCATTGCGGGTAACGGAAGTACTGCGGAAATTCTTCTTTTACTGGTTCAACTACCTGCTTCACAGGAAGATCCGCTCGCCGACACTTGAACCTCCACGTTTGCTGGTCTGCGGAACACTCCGCAATCGTCATACCAGCCGAGTCGAATATGGGGCCAGAGCGTTCACCGCCCTGCACCTCTCTATAGTGATAGTCTGTAGCCTTTCGAAGGATATGGGTCGGGTCTGTCAGCTCCACCCACTCCTCATCACAAATAGCTGCGGGGGCTGCCGCCATCACTACCTGCTTCACAGGAAGATCTGCTCGCCGACACTTGAACGTCCATGTATTACAACAGGCTGCGGAACACTGCGCAATCGTCATACCCGCCGAGGCATGTATGACGTTACAGGAGTCAGAGTCCTGAAACCCCTGATAGTCGATATCCTTTCGCAGGATATGGGTCGGATCTGTCAGCTCCACCCACTCCGCGGCTTCTCGCTCCAGATCGTGCTGAGTTATCACGTCTTCCAGCAATCTACCCCACACCTTGTCCTTCGGCAAGGTTACGGAGTTCCCGTCCTTATATACGACCTGGCAAAAATATGGAGACTCGAACACAACTGAGGCTACAGTGCTACCTTCACCGATCGGAAGAACACACCTACACGGTGTTGTTTGTCTTGACGTAGAGCCGCTTGTCATAAAATCGCTTGTCATAAAACTGTCTCCTGCTGTTAATTGAACAATTTTTTACCTGTGCAGTTGACCTGCCTCAAGTTCAGCGTACAGTGCTAGTCATGCCTCTGCAGAGGCTTCATTTCTGCAGATAGCACGGTCTCGCACGCTCACTGAGCAGCTCTCTCGCGTGCTGCTTTGTTATCGTGAGCCACACACCCTTCGTAAGCCGCTCGTCGTCTGCCAGTGACCAGTAGTGCGGCCCAGCTTCACGGCCGTCGCTGGTTACGAAATAATAGTGCGCCACGTCTGCCCTGCGGATGAACTTGGCTGTCTTGAACCCTCTACCGGATTTCACGATGTACTCCGGAAACCTATCAGAAGTCTGCAGTCTGGTGCGTGCATCGGCGTAGGTTATCGCCACGTAGTACCCTGCATCCACCATGGAGTCGTACGGTCCGCCCGGCATCGGATGCTCTAGACCATCCACAGTCACCCTCGTCGCACGGATGCTGTTTTCTCGCCTCATGAAGGCAGTACCCTGCGCATACCCAAACGGGTTCACACAATACTGAGGGAAAGTCTGTTTCTCCAGCATCAGGGCTCTCGCCTCTGCTTCCGTGATTACACACCAAACACCTTCCCGCATTGCCTTGTCTTCCAACGGCCCCCATACACCACCGGGTACCCGCACTCGGTTACTGTACACAGTAGAAAACTCGGTCGGCGATGTGCGAACCACGTAGACCTCACGAGCAGACGATAATCCTGCTCCCCTGCGCATAATGTACTGCGGGAACACCAACTTCGTCTCAGATTCCTCAAGCTCACTGGCGAGCTCTCTCGAGATCTTAACCCACAGCCCTGCCTCAACCAGCTGGCTGTTTTCGCTTGTCCACACAAACACTGGCCGGTTCGATTTGGTGATGCCGCTGCCCTTATACACATAGTAGTACTCATCCGCAGTGTCTCTACGGATGTACGCAACTTTGTCGTTGCCTCGCTTTTGCGATGCTCTGAAATACTGCGGGTATTCTGGTGCTGGTGCGCTAGCGTTAGCTGCAGACAAGATGATCGCTGCCTCCTTCACCGTGATCTCTTTAAGGGATCCCAGCAGCAAAGCTGCATTATAATGGCGGCTCTCGAACTCGAGCTTGTGCGTAACACCCATTCTACCGACAGCGACCGACTCGTTCCACGAGTCCTCCCTGATGAAGTTGACGCCAGTATTAGCAGGGCCGCTTGTCGCCACGAGATACCGAGGGTAAACGATGGCCGCTGGTTCTGGCTTTACTGGCTCTGCCGGTGGCGGTGCTGTCACCGGTGCAGCAGTTTTCGGTATGGGGTTGGCTTTCGCCTCCGCTTCCGCTATCTCTCGCCAGTCAACCTTCGGGAGGAGGTTGGCTCTCGCCTCCGCCTCCTTAACCTCTCGCCAAACACCCTCATCGATATTCCGGTCTGCGGTATTGTCCCATTTGTACTCAACCTCATGCCCGTTGCTGTAGAGCATCGCAGCAGCGCATCGACTATACCGGACGATAAACGCAAAAAATGCCGCGGTTGGCTCCGCGTGCGCGACGTACACAGGATACCGCTGAGGAACAACCGGTTTACTCTCCTCCACTTTGCTGGGAGGAACAACCCAACCCCAGTGTTTGCACTCTGGAGGGGCCGCTGAGTAGTACTCACTCAGCACCGCAGTTGGAACTTTGGACAACTTTCCAACATGCTCCATAATGTGCGAATCTGGATCGCCTTCGATCGACCCGATGTACTTACCGCAGATAGTTGTAGCCGAATCCCCAGGTTTAGCCGTATTGTGGATTAACCACTGATCTGGTCTGTATTTCATTGTCTCTCTCTCCTGCTTGCCGTTATGCATAACGACAATCTACCTACTGTTTACTCCTCGTGCTGGCTAACGCTTAACCAGCACGCCCCTGATAATCCCACAGTTGTCACATCCGACACTCTGCGGTAGCTAGCGGCCCGCTTGCTGTACGCGACCGCCTCGTCACTGTCCACTGCGCGGAATAAGAACCTTTTGCCACTCTTGAGAGCACACTCAAACAGGGCAGCCCTGTAACCCTTCTGCCAATCCGCACTGTTCTTGCCCCACTTTGCAAAGTCCGCAAACTCCCAGAACGGGGCACCAGTGTCAAAGAACTCGCCACTGGTGGGTGGCGAGTACGAGTCATCGCTGGTTGGTAGCAGGTCGTCGAGAGGAATCATAGTCATCACCCTCCCGCTAAAGCGTCAAGTGTTGCCAACTCTGCTACGAGACCTGCTCGCAGCCTGGTCACCTCCGTCAGATCCAGCGTCACCTGCATACCTGCTGTAGCCTCATGTAGGTCCTCGGCTGGCATCCAGCCTTCCGCGTCAACACAAGTGATACTCCCATCTGACACCAGGCGGATCCTGTCACCAACCTGGAACTCCCCATTGCGGCTCTGGTGCGTAACCAGGAACGGGGCACCCACCGTCATGCCGAATTTTTCTTCGGCGTAACCAATTGCTGGCTTACCGTCTGCCATTGTTTTCTACTTTCTGTTTTTGGATCCTGCCTCAGCCAGACACCCGGCTGCTTCGCTCCTTGGGGTACCCTTCCGGCAGCCTATCTACCGTGTTGCCCACAATACCCAACGCGTCCCCCCTGAAACTGTAGGCTGTCTCACCGCTGGGATAGTATTCTGGGACCATGGTCACACACCTTAGCCCACACTTACTGAAAAAGAGTTGCGCAGGTGTATTGATCTCAGCCACCCTGACAATCAGGTCCTCCCCACGCTGCCTACCCATTAGAGTACGCAGCGCGATCCTGTGCAACACAGCCGCCCCGATACCCCTGCGCTGGTACTCGGCTGTGATTGCAATCAGTAACAGCTCTGGTTGCTTCTTCTTGGCGAATAGCAACGCATAGTGACCGATCACCCCATGATCCGCCTCGATCACCATATTCGCTATGTTGGAACACCTGTGCATAGCCAGAATCTCGTGTTGCGGTAGCGGATACGGGGCCAGCTCTTTCTCCAACCTCAGTACGGAGAACATGTGCTTCGCAGGATCAAACAAAGTGAACATTAACACTAGATTTTTGATGGCGGCACTCCTTGAGTTGCTGGTGTGAGGAAACTGTCACGGCTCAACTGCCACATCCGGCTCATCCGGCTCATCCGGCTCATCAGGTGCTATCGGTGCCCACGCTATTACACTCGCCTCAAACGACGCAAGCTTCTTCTCGCACTCTGCCACGGACTCCTCAATAGTGTGCGGTTCTAGTGTCCACACTCTCCGCTGCAACAACAGGATCTCTGTGCGGAGTTCTGAAATCAGCTTGCGGTTACTGATGATGCTGTCAGACAGCTGCCTGAACCCCTCCTCAGTCCTCCCTCCGCCAAAGAACCGCCAGAGTTTATAAGTACACCTGTGAACTATCCTGCGCATCACGCTCATGGTCGCCCCTGTAGACTGTGTCTGGATATTAGTAACGAGGTATACAACCCACCACTCTAGAGGGGTATACTCAAACTCTCTCCGCTGCTGTCCCAACACAGCGATTCCACTTCATCAGTATCCCCAACTGTGCGGACAAGTATTGTGGCCTGGCTGAGCAGCTCCGCAAGTGCTTCTATCGCAATCACCCGCCTATCGGTATCGCTCTGCAGATTAAACCAGTCTACCCACGGTATGCCCGTGATCGCACAACTGTCTGAAACGGGTGCTACCGGTGCTGGTGTAACCTCAGGCGGGTCCCACGTGCTTACCAAATCGTCGCCTGTCTCGTGCGTGCGATAAACCACACCGTTATTCGTGTACGTTATTCCGAGCTGGCTCGTGAATGGGAAAGTAGTATATCGCTCGACCGGCAGTCTTAGCCTTACCGGGCCTACTATATACCCATCTCTGCTCTTGTAGTAATTGCCCTCTTCAAGCCTCATAATTCTCAACCCTCTCGTGTTAGGTGCTCGTTATCTGTTCCAACCCCGACGGATATCCAGCCAGGGTTGCCCGTCTGTTCTTTCAATGATCACACTCGTGTCATTGTCCTCTTCTCCGCCGTTTAGGCCTCGGTACCTGTGGCACCTATAACCCGTCTCTTGCAGCTCCCGCATAGCTACCCTCAACTGGAGGATAGTAATGTTGAAAGACGGCACAGACAACCCTCGATGCGGCGTGAAGGCCTGTCTGTGCGTATCCCACGTACCTATCGAGTAAAGTGGCGTTTGCTCGCGATCACTTAGCGCTTGCGGTGTCACGTAGTCGCCTCTCTACCCACTGAGCTGTCTTCCGCTCGCAGGTGCGGCAGCGAGCCTCGTACGTCGCATTGAAACCACCAAACAAGAGGTACGACCGAGATGGTTGCAACTCTACGTTTGGCTTGAGCTGTTTACATCTGTCACACATCTGCTTCCCTGTGCTCACGATTCGTCCTTTGTGGAAGAACTAAACAGAGTCAACAGTAACGCTGTGATAGCCCACCGGGCTCGCTGAACCCGGATAGGTAGGGGGTTCTCACTCATTAACTCTTTGAAGGCCCGCTGCCGAGCCCTGTCCCGAATTGCTGCCAGTCTGTCATTTATCTTCTTGATCTTCTTCGACAGATTGTCGTGGCAGTGCACACACAGCTCCACACCTCCGCCGCCAAACTCGCTGTCTAGTAGGATAAGTATGTTTTTCTCCAGCCTACAGTTATCGCAGATCTTCATGTAGTCCCCTTTTCTTCTTTTTTTGCTCTGTTGAACTGCTTCTTGGTAGATGGACCTCGCATCAGCTCCCTGTGTGCGACTACCTCTTGCTGATCCTCAGCAACCATCTGATCGAGATTTGCAGAAAACCAGCTGTGCAACCCTATCTCCAGGACTTTACTAACATGACCCCCTAAATAGTCCTTCCTGGCTAAAGATGCATCGCCAATAAACGTAACCTCTCCTGTCATTTGAACTATCAGCGCCATCGCTGTACCTAGTCGACAAAGACTGGCCGGTGACCAGTCATTCTCAAACTCGTCGAGATCATAAACCTCAGCGACGGTCCTCACCTTCCCGTTAGACCCAGGTGAAAACCCTGTCGCACTTACTGTCGCTATATAGGTAGGGCAAACAGGGCTGGTTTTACGGAGGTGCAACAGCGCCTCCAAAATAGCCTCGCGCAGTCTGTGCGATTTATCGCCCGGTATGCTTTCAGCAGTCACCAAATCTGGTCGCAGCTTTCGCTCAAGCTCTGTCACCTCGCGACGAAGACTGGCAACCTGATCCTTCAATTGTGTGGCGACCTGCTCGGCCTTCTCGACTTGCAGCTCGGCCGCATCGGCCCGCACTCTGGTTGTGTGCTTGATCTCCTCTGCGCGCTTTGTGTCCTCCACCGCTGCAGCCATCGCCTTCCGCAACACATTCACATCGTCTTTAAGGGCCTTCAGTCTCTTCTGCCCCGCGGTATCGTTGTTCAGGTATTCCGAGAGCTCCTCAAACCTCCGCTTTATCTGCGAAATCATCGTGCGCCCCTAAATATAGTCGTGACTTGGATGTTGTCCGGAATCCGCCGCCTCATACAGCTTAGAAGAAGCAGCAGAGAACTGTTCAACGTTTTTCGGGGCGAACCATTGCCACATATGTCGCTCCACTGGCCCCTCGTCTCCTTTAACAGCCATCTGCTTGAACAGTTTATCCGTCACAATTGTCACACCACCGTTCATGCTTGCGATAACTGCAACTGCTGCACCTAGCGTCCACAGGTCTTTATGCGACCAACCTGTCGCAAACTCCTCTCGCACATAGGTATCAGCACGAGTTGTTGAAGCGGCCGATCTTGTACGGCCAGTTTCTTTTTCCCGCATTATAGCTTTAGGGCAGCAGCGTACTTCCTTCCTGAGTTTTTTCAATACGGCCCTAACAACGTGTTCCTGCATATCACCACCAGCTGACTCTGCGTGATCACCCTCCTCGATGACCTCTGCAGGTGTTAGCGATGCCACTTCTCTGGTTAAAGCATCAACCCTGACCAGCAGCTGCATACTCTCCAGCTGTGCTGCGTAGTTAGCCGCCTCTGCACTGTCGGCCCTCGCCCTGGCAGCATTCTTGGTCTCCTCTGCTCGTCTGGTGCTGTCTTCCGCGACGGCTAACGCCTTCCGCAACACATTCACGTCGTCTTTAAGCGCCTTCAATCTTTTCAGGCCCTCTGTGTCCTTGTTGAGGTATGAGGATAAATCCTCAAACCTCCGCTTTATCTGCGAAATCATCTGCTTGTCCTGTCTACTGCTGGCTGCCCCTTCTGATTTTTCTTGTTCGTAGAGAACACCTTCAGCTTTTTTGTGACCCTGTTCAGTATGTGGAAAAACTCGTCCACGTTTGGTACCTGCTCGCCGTGCGTCAGGATGCTGTCAACAACTGTCTCGACAGTTTTCAGTGCCCTTAACAAGACAACGTCTTTTGGTATCTCCATTCTCTGCCGGCCGGTTAGCCTGGTTGAGATCTCTGTCTCTTTGTGGACATCATCAAGCCTGCTCGAGTACACCTGATACGGGTTCGACCCCTTCGGTAGCGGGGCAAAGAACTCGTCAATAAATGGTACAGCGTCCTGAACAGACAGCTTCGCCTTCCGGATAGTCTGCAGGAAGGCTGTTATTGGCAGTGTTGCCTTCTCCAGGAGGTTACCAGTTTCCAGGTGTGGTCGCAGCTCCGCCAGCAGCAGATCTGGGAGATCCGCCGGTCCTCCAACATCTCGGATACAGCTCTGGAGCTCGATAGCCTCCGCTATCCGCTTCACGTCTGCTGTCTTCCAGCCGCCCATCTTGGCGACCTCTGCGTAACTCATTTTTCTGGCGATTACCAACACCTCGACAGCTCGTCGACGAGTCCACTCAGCCGGCTCTGCGCGGCCCTGCATTCTCGCATTCGCCAGCACCCGGATTGCCGCAAGTGAGTCCTCCGAGTCCGTCTCCACAACGTAGGCAGAAATCCTGGTAGTCTCCTGCAGAAGCTCTGCAGATAGACGCTGGACCCCATCCAACACACGAAAACCATCACGTGTCACACATAGTATCGCGGCCGGAGCGGCTGAGCCTCCCTCCATCAGCGCCGCATACTCCAGCACAGCGTCCTCACGGACGGCCACCGGTCTTCCCAGGTTCTCCTGATCCCAACCCGGTGCAAACTCCTCCGGGAATCGCAATCCGTTGCGATACGAGTATTGCACACCCATCTGCGTCAGGAAGTTTTCCGTCCTGCTGTCTGTCGTAAACACTCTACTCTCCTGCAGTAAAAATTGTTGTTGTTACACCCTGTGATTTGAACTGTTTGTGCCGCTTTAACTTACCCGCTCTCTGCAACTCCAGAATTGTGTCCACTTCTACCTCCAGCTGCTCCACTGCTGTGGTATTACCTGTTGTTACGCACTTAAACATCTTCACGGATAATGCTGGGTAGTCCGTCAGGTGTATTACCCAGCCCACGCCCAACAGCATGGAAACCATGTGAGCCTCTGTAGAGAGGGCCTCTGCTGCCAGGACTGGCTGGTTTTCAGTCATTTTGCGGTCCTGCAGCATACCAGTATGATCCACACTTGGTTGCCCGGGCTCAGTGTCTGACATTTGAAATATTTCTCCTCACGTCGCTCTCAGTCTTGGATGTTGAGCTCGCTTTTAACTTTCTTCCAGATTTTGTCTATCAGACGGTACAGCACATCATCAACCTGACGCTCTTCGTTCAGGTCCTTGATCTTCTCCATCACAGCCCGCCTGGCATCCGCCACAGAGCCGTCGATCGCGTCGTAGAGCTCTTGGCGTTTCTTCGCACTAATCCGCATGTCAGACCCTCGCAGCTGCCGCATTGAACTCACCCGCATCTACTACTGTGTGCGCATCCCCGTTCAGCTCGCAGTAACGCCACCGGTTCCAAGCATGCTCTGCCTCCGCGTCCTCCCGGATTTCCGCAATTACGAACGCCCTGTTCGCTGTTCCGAGAATGCGCGATGCTGCAGTCTCTCGAACATGGACAGTGTCCCCAACTTCAAACTCTGGCTCTCCGGGTGCAGCATCAGGAAATTGGGTGATCGTCCAACTGTATCGTACCCCGTTCAAGTACACCGCGGTGGCTTTCTCAAATGCCACCGCGGTCAATATACTCTGCGCCAGCTCAGTCGGGAACCCCCTAACTGTCTCCTGTACGATTCCGCCTTTCTTCCGCAGAAGAAACGCGAGAGGTTCACCATTACGGAAAAACTCAATCCTTACATTCTTCTTATCCATGACTACTCCGATTGATTAGATGAAAAACTAAATCCCCATTAGATCACGGTATTGAAGCACCCGCTGCCCGCTCCGCAGCCATTTGATTCGCAGCTGCCAGATCTTTTAGCTCCTCCGCCAAACTGAGATCGAAGCTCGTCGCAATAACGTCTTCGATCTCCTCCGCATCGCACCCCAGCACAGTCATCCACTTACGGCGGATAACTACAGCCTCATCGTGCTCTCTGTCGATCTGACGCCACTGTGCTCTGATTCTTGGGTCTATCATCGTGACTCCAGCTGGGAGAGCCGAGTCTCGATATCTGCCAGTCTAGCTTCGACAGGCTTGGATGGTTCGTATTTCATGAGCGCCGTCCGCAGCAATTCACTGATTGCCGTGTCTCGAAACATGACCTTTCCGGTCTCCGCCCGGCGAGCCTCTCTGTATGTCGACAGCTTGGCTTCCAGGTCTTTTGGTAACGCAGACTTACTCCGCACGATAAGACTCCAATGCAACCGAGTTGCGTGTGAGGGTTACTAGCCAGACCGCCCCTAAAAACAACTCACCGAATAACTCCGGCGATTTTTTTAACTTTCGTCCAGATTTTCTTGACCTACCTCAAGCTCAGCGTACAGTGCTAGTCATGCCTCTGCAGAGGCTTCGTTTCTGCAGAGCTGCCTTTGTTTGCGCTGGTGTCGCAAACAATTCGTCGCGACTGTCACGGGCTGCCGCCGCATCACTGGCGATCTCCACCTTGGTGTTCTGCGGAATACGTCGGTAAAACACTCCAGGTTGATCGCACAGCATTCCTATTGCGGCCCCCACCTCATACCGCCCCGTTCGCCAGCAGAACTCGTCGCCCTTGATGAGGGCTTCGCCGACTTCCACTACTCGCCAGATGGTAGCCGGGCGGCGCCAGTAAATGGTATCCAACACGCCAATGCGGTGCAGCCACGCACCTATCGGAAACATGATCAGCATTCCCCATACTACACCATATAGAAACTCAAGCATATCATCATCTCCTGCTGGATCACGATGGAATCATGTGCGACTACGACTGTTCGATGTTACGTGCGCTTCTCCCCAGATATTATCACACTGCTCCTTTATCGCAGTACGCAGATCAACCTCCATTTTGTTCATTTTCACCCGGCGGTCGGCTACCACCTCAGAGATAGCCTGCTCCATGAACTGTCTCTTGTTTTCGGCGTATTTCGACCACTTACCGCTGTGTGGCTCAAATGTCTTATTTTCCAAATAACCACCCTGCCCGCCAACGCAGCCAAATAGCTCGCTGACCGTACACATTCCGAATCCTCCTTCGAGATTATACTCAGGCCTACCTATTAGGATCATCTGTGTTCCTTCACGACACATATAGTACAGCACGGTATCGTTACCGTGGATTGTAGTTTTGAATGCCCAGATAGATCCCGCATCGGGGTAAGTGAATGTTTTCGTAACTTCCATAATAAACACCCCTGCATACTCTCGAGCTAGGTGACGTTCGACGGGCGGCACCCGAAGATGCCGCCCGTACAAACATCGACAGAAACTACTCCTCCGCTGCCCTATCGCGATTTTGTGACCACGTCGCAAGCGAGCACATCGCATTTGCTGCGTTGCACGCCGCTTGCGAGAACTTCAGGGCATCATCAGACTTTTCAGCCTTTGCCGCTTTCTCAATCATCGACTCAACTGACTTTACTAACTCATTCATCGGGTTCTATCTCCGCTAAATCGCCGTCAAACAAAATGTTATAACCGAGCGACGGTAAGCTCGACTACAAAGCAACGTTCTCTACTGCATACTTAACTGCGTCGTTGATGGTGTCTGCCAGTGTTTCCCGGTTTGATGGGAACACAGCTTCTCCGCCGGTGCTGTTGTGCAGAACCACTTCAGCGCACCCGTTAGACAGGTTTACTATTACCTCTACGTTATCCGGTAGCTTGCTGCACGCATTGTCTACTGCTGCAGCCAACTTGGCGTTATACAGCCTCGCTCCAATTGAATCCATGTACTCACCTTTGTTACTCGTTACAGGTACGCACCGGCCGCCGCAGGCTCTGCTACGTCTGGCCGCTGGGTGCTACCCCAGCGGCAACTGTTGTTCTGAAAACTACGGGCTACGCACCCGTACAAATGCTAGTTACCGAGGACGACTCTTTCTCCGCAATCCGCATAGCCATCATGATAAGCACAAGCTTGACCTCGCACTCCTCATCCGCTGCATCTGTCGTGGGAGCGTCCGCTGTAGCTCTGCGAAGGACTGCCGCGGCAGCTGGGTTTAGGTGGCTCAACGCCTCAGCCAACTTTTTCAAGTTAATAGCCATACTCTAACTCTAACCTTCCTTTTGTGTTTTTGTCTGTTGTGTGTGGTGTCAAAGTATTTCCCACTGACCCACTTGTGTGATTACTCGACTGGTGTGTCCGCCTCACAATCCCGACTCGCCAGCTCATACAGAGAATTGTTGAACTTTGCTATCTCCAGTTCTAGTTGTAGTCTCCTCGAATATAATGCCGGTTGTCCGTATATTTTCTGAAGTCTGTCTCGCAACATTCTGCAGCCCACTATCTGCTGCTGGATTATTAGCAGCGTAGCAAATTCGCTGTGTTCAGCTAACCGAAGCATCATCGCCTCAGCTGTCGCCGTTAAGCTGTCGCACTCTCTCGCTATTACGCCCGCCACATCGGACATTTGTGGCTCACCACCGTTAAACGGTACCTCAGTACCACCGCTACCCATGTGTGCCCTTGCTTGGATACGAAGCCCCCAAGTAGGCATACTATCGGGTCAAAGGTTCGTTATTCATAACCAACTACTGGAAGTAGGTTAGGTTATCCGGCTCGCGATGTAGTTTCTGCCGCTCCCCGCGAGCCACATCCTCCGAGCCGGCGGCAGGAGCAGCAATAGAAGCTAATATCCTGCTATCCTCAGCAGCTATCATTCTTCGCATGATAGGATCCAGCAGAGTGGGTTGTGGCGTGATCGTTAGGTGATCGCCCGCACTCTTGAATCTATCCGTGTAACTATCTGGTACTGCGTCTGTGAATACCTTCACCAGATGCTCCAGCAACATACACCTGCTGCACCACGGGTTAACCTGATCACGCAGCTCGTCTAGCGGCGCGTCGCGTAAACTTTCTGGCAGCAGTCGCCGATCCGGGTCGGCTGATCGCAGAGCTTCCAGCTCTGTTTCCGCCTGCTTATGAGCTCGACGGCACATCCCAGCAAGTACGAGGGCCTCCTCCCACGAAACATTAACATCTGAACCGTGTGAGAAACCTGCGAAAGCTGGTGCGGGCTCCATCGCCGCTTGTACAGCCTGCCCCACCACCGCTACCTCCGGAGGTACCGGATCGTGCGGTCGTAACCCGTGCATTTTGAACTGCTGCTGGAGATGTAGATCCAGCCAACGTGCCACAACTCGGCTGATCGTGATGGTTACCAGATCAACTGGTTCGGTTTTGCCTGATTCTTGGTGCTGCTCTACTACCACTGAGTCCTCCTGTTTGATTGCCTGTTTTTGCATGTCCAGTCTCCTCTGTTTCTCGTTATCTCGTAATTCCGTGGTGCTGTTACACAATTTTTTACCTGTGCAGTTGACTCGCATCAGGTTCAGCGTACAGTGCTAGTCATGCCCCTGCAGAGGCTTCATTTCTGCAGATATTAGCGTCTTCTTGTAGTCGTTGAGATGGTGGCGTCGCCGTCACCACCACCGTTACCGTTGCTGCCGCCGTTGTAACCGTTGCCGAAGCCGAAGCCGAAGCCGAAGCCGCTGTCGTAGCCGGAGCCGGAGCCGGCACCTCTGCCGCTGTCATAGCCGGAGCCGTAGCCGAAGCCGTAGCCGAAGCCATAGCCGTCGCTGGCGCCGTAGCCGATGCCATAGCCGTAGCCGCTGCCATAGCCGTAGTTGCCTACAAGTTTCAAGGTGTTGCAGCCTGGGCCTGCGATCATTTCAGCCCCCAGTTTTCCGATACCGGAACGGAGCAAATCTCCGACCCTGCCGGGATCTCGACATCATTCTCCAGCGGTCGCAGGAATACCTTAGGTGACAACGGGTTCGATAGCATCCCATCGAACCCAACTTCTTCCCATTTGAAGACAAGGATCGCTCTGCTCAGGAAGATCCTGCCGTCCTCCCGCCGAGCATCCCCAGCGAAGATCCACCCGCGATCCACCACAACTACAGCCCTGCTTCCAGTCGGCCGCGGTACTGGAACTGAGTCTGCTCGGACATACGTAACACCATTGATCACTACTGTTTGCTCGATCATTCTGTTTCTGCCTCTACTTATTGCTTACTACTTACTGTCGCTGCCTCACAATGAGTCAGCTATCTATGAGCTCGGTTATCAATAACCGATTACACCCTTTACACCCTGCTGCACATTATCGTCGTCTGGTAGAGGTCGACACTGTGCCGTTACCATTGCCGTTGCCGAAGCCGCTCCTGCTGTAGCCGTTGCCGTTGCCGTTGCCGTTGCTGCTGTAGCTGTCGCAGTCGCCGGAGCCGGTGCCAGAACCGGAGCCGGAGCCGTTGGTGCTGCCGTATCGACCGTTGTTGCCGAAGCCAAAGCCGAAGCCGAAGCCGTTACCGTATCCGGTGCTGTAACCGTATCCGAATCCGAAGCCGTTGCCGAAGCCGTAACCCAAGCCGTGGCCGCTACCTACTAGTTTTAAGCTGCTCATTTTTACCTTTCTGCTTCCTGCTACCGTCGTCTGGTAGCTGTCGAGATTGTGCCGTTGCCATAGCCGTAGCCGTCGCCGTAACTGTGGCCGCCTCGCTCGTTGCCGTCGCCATAACCGTCGCCGTCGCCGTTACTGTAGCCGCTGCCGTAGCCGTTGCTGAAGCTGCGGCCGCTAATGTAACCATTGCCGGTACCGCGGTTGCAGCCGTTGCCGAAGCCGAAGCCGTGGCCGTTACCGTTGACGAAGCTGTAACCGGCGCCGGAACCTTGTCCGCTGCCGTGACGAATACCGCCACCCACTGGTCTCACACTGCTCATTTTTACCTTCCTGCTTTCTGCTTTCTGCTACCGTCTTCTGGTAGTCGTTGAGATTGTGTTGCAGCCGTTGCCGAAGCCGCCGCCGTCGAAGTAGCCGCCGCTGCCGCTGCCGTGGCCGCTGTTGTAGCCGGATCCGTTGCCGAAGCCGTTGCAGTAGCCGTAACCTCTGCTGCTGTAGCCGCTGGTGTAGCCGTTGCCGGTACCGTAGACGCTGCCGTAATCGCTGCCGTTGCCGTGGCCGTCACCATTGCCGTGGCCGTTGCCGTTGCCGGAACCTTGTCCGCTGTTGTAACTAATACCGCCACCTATTGGTCTCACACTGCTCATTTTTACCTTCCTGCTTTCTGTTAGCGTCGTCTGTTAGCCCTTTTGCCAGCTGTCGACACTGTTGCGTCACCACCACCGTAACCGCTGCCGTTGCTGTAGCTGCTGCCGCTGCCGTGGCCGAAGCCGTAACCGATGCCGTTGCCGTAGCCTAAGACGGTGCAGCCGTCTTCGACTCTACCACACCCACGGCCGTTACCGGAGTAGTTGCCAAAACCGGAGCCGGAGCCGGAGCCGGAGCCGGAGCCGCCTGGGTTGCCGCAGCCGTCGGTGTAGCCGCTACCGACTGGTTTGAAGCTGTTGGGCTCCTCCACTTATCGCCCCCTCTCTTTTTGTCCGCCACCTGCGGCAGCCGGCTCGCAATGAGCCGGCTGCACAGAGTGGATCTTGCTGCTTATGAGCAACTAATCGAGAGCCCTGCGCTCCCTCATCTCAATCGCGTCGAACTCTCGCTGGTAGTGACACGCGACTGTCATTTCCGCCAACATCTTAACAGGTCCGTGTGTTGGGTGCAGCACTACGCGAGTTGCTGCCAGCACCAACACAGGGCCTTCCAGCGACTCGCTGGACCAGTTAGGCGGGTACCACTTTGTAACACCCTCCAACGAGTCAAGGCAGTGCTTTGCCCCCTCAGTGTTACCCGGCACAAGCTGACATGAATCGTCAGTGGACCGGATAAAATGTGCCGGCACTGTATCCACAATGACTAAATACAGGTCCCCCTGCCTGATGGCGTCGTTAGCAATGCAACCCCTTGTAAAGCTCTCGGGCCTCCCCGGCTGAACAAGTGGGTCTCCACCTGCCCTCACACGACACATAGTACTCTCGATTTCCTGAATCACTGTTGTCATGATGCGACCTCTTTCATGTAGCTGCTATCAGATTGAACTTTTTGTCGCCAGCAAGCCACAGCTGAGCCTGCTCGCACGTCATGATGGTAGATGGAACACCCATCGTAACCATCTTACCAGTCACACAGCCAGCAACAAGCCTCTGTGAATTGTCTGCCAATCGGTACAACGCTTCTGGTGTGTTGCTGATCGGGTTTGTCATGCTGTGCACACACACCGCACCAGACTCTTCAATATACCTGGCCCACCCAAACCGGGTGATTCGGATAGATCGGATGTCTTGATTCGTCTCCTCGTTGATCTGCGCAACCGTTTGTGTCTCCGGTCGCATAACAATCTGCTCATCCACTCGTATGCCGTGAAGCGACCAGACCCCAAAACCATCACGGTACCGACACGCCATCCCTGTCTCGTTGTGCAGTCGCCCCGCTTCATCTCGGTGCAGCTCACTGTGCCGGTGCTGAAAAATGCACGCACCCTTATACGGCGCCCACCAGCCGCAGTGCTTGGCCAGCTCAAGCAGTCCGGAAAGTTTATCTGTAGCCTCCGTTAACCCGCAATGCTCGCGGAAAAATGCGTAATAAGATAACCACCCTACGTCGTGTGATCCAAAAACTTGATCGCTGACCTTATTCAGGAGCTGCTCTCGTAACTGCTCCGGGGTCTGCTCCGGGGTCTGCTCCGGGGTCTGATCGCTGACCTGCTCCAGGACCGGATCACCGACCTGCGCACTGACCGGGCCACCAACCTGAGCCCATGTCCGCGAGCTAACATAAACCCGGACCTGCTCCCGGACCTGATCCATGATCGCCTTGTTGACCTGATCAGAGACCTGATTCGAGACCAAATCCTTGACCTGCTCCGTGACCAGCTCGCCAACCTGATCTAGGACCTGCCTCCAGATCTGACTCCAGCCCTGATCCAAGACCCGAGTACTGATCTGATCCCAGACATGCTCCCGCGCCTCGTCGCTAACCTTCGCATCGACCTGAGAACCGGCCTCAGTCCTGAGCATATCCCTGATCTGATCCCAGACCTGCTCCAGGACCAGATCACTGACCTGATCATTGACCGGACCAACGACCTGAGCATCTGCCAGCAAGTGGACATAACCCCGGGACTGCTCCGTGACCTGCCTGTTGACCTGAGCATCAACCTGATCAGCGACCTGATTCGAGACCTTCACCTGGACCGTCCCCATGGCCGTCTCGTTGAGCTGATCCTGGACTAGGTCCCGGATTTGCCTCAAGACCTGACCGGGGATCCAGCTCAGTACCTGATTCGCGACCGCCGCACTGACCTGCTGATTGACCTGCCCGTTGACCAGCTCCCTAGCCCGTGCATCGACCTGATCTCTGACCTGCTCCAGCACCTGATTACTAACCTGCTCCCGGATTTGGTCACTGACCACGCTGCTGACCTGATGGATAACCCGATCATTGACCTGATCCAAGACGTTCTTCCTGATCTGGCCCAAGACCTCGCCCGCGACCGGATCACTGACACTCTCGCGAACCTGACTCCAGATCTGATCCCGTACCGTTGCAACGACCTGATCTCGGAGTTGCTCCCACACCTGTTCACGGACCAGCTCCTCGGCCTGATCCGAGACCGTATCACCGACCTGCGCACTGACATAATTACTGATCTGATCCCTGATCTTCGCACTGACCTGCTCGCTGAGCTGCGCGTCGACCTGCGAACCGACCGGACTCCAGATCTGGTTCCAGACCTGACCCCAGACCTGATCACCGACCTGCTCCATGGTCGCCTCACTGACCAGCTCATGGACCTGACCCGAGACAGTATCCCGGACCTGCTCGCTGACCTGACCGCTGACACGCATCCGGATCTTCTCCCAGACTTGCTCCCGAACCTGCCCGCCGACTAGCATCCGGATCTGCCCCCAGACTTGATCACGAACCTGATCGCTGGACTGCTCCCGGACCTGATCTTGGACCTGCTGCCGGACCCCTGCACTGATCGCCGCATTGAGCTGATCGCTGACACCGTTCCGGACCTGATCCACGACCCGCTCGCCGACCTGATTTCGGACCTGATCCCGTACCGTTGCAACGACCCGCTCTCTGATCTGCTCCCAGACCTGATCTCGGATATGCTCCCCTACCTGCGAACTGACCTCGTCACCTGGAGTATTCAGGATGATCTCACGTGATCGCTCCCAGACCTGATCTGCCACCTGCCCGGTGACCCGCTCACGGACCGCTCTCCGAGCCGTCTCGCTGGGCTGCTCCCGGACCTCAGCCGCAACCGACTCGCTGAGCTGCTCCCCAACCTGCTCAATGGCCTGCCCGCTGAGCTGCTCCCGGACCTGCTCCAAGACCAGCTCTTTTAGTTGTTCCCAAGCCTGACCCATGACATGGTTGCTGGACTGCTCCCGGACCATCCTACGGACCGACTCGCTGGCCTGATCCATGACCTCGCCAGCGGCATGATTGTTGGCCATATTACGGACCTTACCCCAGACATGCTCACCGACGACATGCTCGCCGACCTGCTCCCGGATCTGCTCACCGACGCTCTCGCGTACCTGAGCCGAGACCGGACCACGGACCTTACCCCAGACATGCTCACCGACCTGCCCACTGATCAGCTCACTGATTTGTGCAGCGACCTGATTACTGACCTGGTTATGGGCCTCAGCCCAGACCTGCCCCCAGACACGAGTACCAACCTGCTCACCGACCGGCTCGGCAACCCCAGCCCTGACATGCGCATCGACCTGACCGCGGACCTGGCCACTGGCCTGATCCTGGGCCTGCTCGCCGACCTGTTCCCGGATTCTGTCCCGGATCTGCCCCATGACCGGCTCGGCGACATGATCCCTGACCTGATCCAAGACTTCACTACTGAGCTTCTCGCAGAGCTTACCCCAGATCTGCCCCAAGACCTGCCCCAAGACCTGATCGCTGACTTTCTCGCCTGGGGTATGCGCAATCGCCTCTTGGGCTACCTCCCAGGCCTGCTCCCGGACCGGCCTCAAGATCTGCTCCCGAACCGCGAGCGTATCATTGCCCGCCTCCCATATCTGATCACTGATATCATCGCCGACCTGTTCCCGGATCTGATCACGGATCTGATTATCGATCCGACCCCAGATCTGCCAACGGACCTGCTCCCAGATCTCCTCCCGTATCAGCCCCGAGACCTGCGAGTGGAGCGCACCACTTACCTGATTGGTGACCTGAGTATCGACACGATCACCGACCGGATCCAAGACCTGATCAGCGAGCTCATTCAGGACCTGCTCCTTGACCTCCTCGTTGACCATATCCAGTACCGGCCACGTGACCTGCTCGTGGATCATAGAATTGACCTGAGCACTGACCTGGTTGTCGAGCTGATCCAGGGCCTGCTCAACGAGCTCATCCCGGATCTGCTTACCGACCTGCTCGCTGAGCGTATCATCGACCTGAGCACTGACCTGATCCAAAATCTGCCCCGCGACCTGCTGCCAGACCTGACCCATGACATGGAGCGCATCACTGACCTGCCCGCTGACCTGCGCATCGACACTATCACCGACCTGAGCAGTGAGAGCATCACTGACCCCCCCGTTGACCATATCCCGTACCGGCCACGTGACCCGATCGTTGATCATAGAACTGACCTGAGCACTGACCTGGTTGTCGAGCTGAGCCAAGACCTGCTCAGCGAGCTGATTCCTGATCTGCTTACCGACCTGCTCGGTGACCTGCTCGCTGACCGGATCACTGACACTCTCGCGAACCTGATTCCAGATCTGATCCCGTACCGTCTGCCAGATCTGATACACGATCCTATCGCCGACCTGTTCCTTGACCTGCTCGTTGAGCATATCATCGACCTGAGCGCTGGCCTGTTTGTCGACCTGACTCAAGACATGGTTCCGTACCTGCCCACCGACCTGATCACTAACCGGCCTGGTGCTCTTACCCTTGACCTGCTGAATAACCCGATCCAAAACGCTATCACGGACCTGCGCCCAGGCCTTCGCCAAGATTTTATTCCTGACCTGGTGCTGGAGCCGCTCCATACCTTGATCCGAGGCAATAGACTGCAGTGCTACCGCCCCCATAGCCGCCGCTATGGGCGAATCGAAAAGAAGAAACAATTTGGGCGGCTCCAGCCCAGCTGCTACGTAGCACTCGATTGCAGCCGCTTTGGCCTTCTCGAAATCGCACGGCTCGCATGAGAGCCCTATCTTCAACCATTTCTCTGTGTGCAGCGGGAGCTGCGCGATCTGTTCTGGTGTGAGTTTTTCTAACTTCATCTGTTTACTACTTTCTGTTTAGTTAGGTTTAGTGCTGCAATACTAACTCGCAGCACACTATCTTCTGAACACGACTCCTTTGGAATCATCCTGTATGGTCACACTGAACCACACACGGCTATTATTGTACAGATCCTGATTCGTATTCCTGACGCACGTGACGGCGTGACCCTCGTCAGCTGCCCGCACATAATTCACAGAAGACCACTCTCTGTCCTGTGCTAGCACTCTGTACAGCCGAAGAGATACCGCAGCTCTCGGCTGTCTGGCTGCCAGTGTTATCTGCATACTCTGCCTCCTATACTGTTTACTGTGATGCGTTGGCGTTACCTGCCGACACTTGCAGTCATTGCTGCTATTGCAGCCGGTCCAACCTTCTCAATCAGCTTCCGCTGCTGCTCTGGTGTCAGGTGTTTCCAGCCACCTTGAACAGCAGCCGCTGCCATATCCTTAGCATCCTGCGCGTTTTCTGGCCTCATAGCAGAGTACATTTGCTGTATCGGCCCAGCGTACGCAGCTGGGTCGTTGTACTCCATATGACCACCCAGATAGTTTTTACCCACCTGCTGCACACCTGACACAGCTGCAGCAGCCGGGCTTCTGTAATGCATTAGGGAATCCAGCATACCACGACCCACAGCAGGTTTAGAGAGTTGATATTTCATCGCATCATTCAACGCCAGGCCGTACAACTCATCTCTGGATTTAGATGCGGTTACAGCAGCCTCGTCACCCCCATGACCGAAAATATTTCGTTTCAATCTCCCGAGAGTTGCGTCCTGCAACGTGTACTGCTTGACCTTCTGCCCCTGCTCACTCAGCCTCCTTCTCTGATTAGGTGTCAGCCCAGCCTGCACACCATAATCGCTGGTCGTGTTGTAGATCGAATCGTTCACAACCTGATTCGCATCACTGAGGCCTTGAGCTCCCGAATACACCAAGCCGGCAGCTGCGGCCTGATTCAGCCTACGCATACCCGGCACACCGTCAGCTGACAGCAGTTTTGCTGTGTTCATGGCTGGCCGCTGGCGAAATCTCTCACCTGCAGGCACGTTAGCGACAGTGTTGAGGGCTCTACCAGCACGACTCGGCAAAGGTTTGCCTATGTTCGCCGCTACCAACGCTGGTGCCGGTCTTGATCTGGGTGCCGCGACAGCCTTCACAGCAGGTGTCACAGCTGCTACAGCTCTGGTCGCCAACGACTTGGCTGGCGGCGTCGGTACCTTGTTCGCCATTGATGTGGTGATTGATTTCTGCTGCGCCGGTGTAGGCACACGCATCTGCCTGACCGGCGACTGTATCGGTGCAGCTCCAGGTCCTGCCACAGGCCTGCCCATTGTTTTGGAGGCTGTACGGGACAAGACTTTGGAAAGACCCTTCATGTTGATGGCCTGCTTCTGTAGCTGGCTATCTGGATGCGTCAACACATATAGACAGTGGACTGCCCGCAGATCCGTGAGGCTGTTGAACATGTTTTCTCCTGTGCTTGTTTGTCCGGCTGCACGCGATGCCCTGCTTCGAACCCGCAAGGCTGGGATTGTTATTGTGGATCCTGGACTGTGCTGCCGTGCTATGAACCCGCATGGCTGGGATTGTTGTGAGAGCGTATATGTGAGGAGCTGTGTACTGTGACCTGCTGCCCAATATGCTCTGCTTCGAACCCGCAGGGCTGGGATTGCTATGAGAGCGTATATGTGAGGACTTGTGCAGTTGCCCTGCTATGAACCCGCAAGGCTGGGATTGTTGTGAGAGCTTATATGTGAGGAGCTGTGCACTGTGACCTAGAGCTGTCACGATGCGTACCAACACCCCTGTTGCACTGCTTCGAACCCGCAAGGCTGGGATTGTTGTTGAACGTGTTTTCTTCTGTGCTTGCTTGCCAAGCATACGGCAACTTCGGCGGTTTCGGTGCCCTGCTTCGAACCCGCAGGGCTGGGATTGTTGTGAGAGCGTATATGTGAGGACTTGTGCAGTTGCCCTGCTATGAACCCGCATGGCTGGGATTGTTGTGAGAGCGTATACGTGAGAGCTTATATGTGAGAGAGTATATGTGAGGAGCTGTATACTTTGGCCCCCTGTTATCCTGCTTCGAACCCGCAAGGCTGGGATTGCTGTCAAAATGTGCTGTGAGAGCGTATATGTGCGAGTGTATATGTGAGAGCTCACAGGTTAGGGCGAGAGCCGAGAACCGATGTTGGCCCCGACTGTGCCGCCAGCTGCACCACCAACCAGTCCGCCAACACCAGCCGCCAATCCTCCAGCTGCACCCAACGCCCCACCACCCAAAGAACCACGAAGTGCGGCCATCATCCGGCTCCGCTTCTTGCCCTCCTCATCTACACCTGTATCGCTAAACATGCCGTGCAGCCCGCCAATTGCAGCACCGGCAGCCGCGCCAGCACCAGTCACACCACCAACCCTGCCCATCGCAGCACCACCCGCCAGCTGGCGAATCCGTTGCTGAATACCTGCGTATGGCGACACGTCAGCTTGTGGGATCTCTGCAGCTGGAGGTGCGATAGGAGCAGCAGGCGGTTGCATGCCTGCAATCTTCCTTTGCCCTGCTACGAACCCGCAAGGCTGGGATGAATCTTTACTCGAAACAACGATTTTCCCAGAAGAAGTTGCCTGCATACCCTTCCCTGCAAGCCTTGCCCTGCCAATCTTAAATCCTTTCGCTACACCTGCTGCGTGGTTGCCATCCACAGTCCCAGCCGGCCCCAACGCTCCGTGTGTTTCTATAGGGTTGCCTGCTGGACTGCCTGGCAACCCTGGAAACGCTGTAGCCTTTCCTCGCTGCGTCGAAAGCCCTGTTTGCGGTATTCCACTCCCCATCACATGTCGTGCCCCAGCCTGCTGTCTTGGTGCTGTGTTACCCGGTGCAACCATTGGTGAAACAAGTGCACTTTTTCTCCACGCCCTGATCGCTGCAAGTGCATCCGACATAATAAATCCTTTGTTTCCGCTGGTTTGACTTGATTGGTAGCAAGGGGTGGAGTTCAGGGTTATAGTCTGCCACACAGAGGCAAGGAACACAATACCGCAGAGGTATATCCGTGCCAGCAACGCAAAACACAGGGAGTACAACAGATGACAGAAGCTGCAGAATCCTTCCCCACCCACACACACCAATTAATTGACAGTATGAAGGCCCCATACAGGCTGATGACCGAAGGGGAGGTCATTTTTCCCAGCTGTTACATTGGTAATACCAGCACAGGTACGTGGGAGCTCACTACTGCGGCTTTCTGGCACTCTGAGGCTGTTCCTACAGCATTCCAGCTATTCTGTGCTCCTTCGTCTCCTGAGGACTACAAGATCGTCTACGGGGATCAGGTTATCTCTGAGGATGCTGTGTACTGGCATCAGGGGCACTGGATCCCTGTTCCTGTCTGCTGGTACGGTCTTGGCGTCTCCAAGTACTGGCACAGCGACCCTGGCAGCATAAAGCAGACTGTCAAAGGAAACTCTGCTGTCTATTCAATGTACCGTCAGAGTGCGATGGTCGCACACCCTGTTCGATCGACGTGGCGGACGTTATCCGCACCTCCGGGACACAGACATCTACAGATCGGTGAGGTCGTCAGACAGAAAGACCTGCGTACGAGTGCTGTAGACAACAATAAATGGGCTGACGTGAACGCACCAGTGATCGGAACTACCATCACAGGGGTCACCATAGAGAGCGCTCGCTTTATTCGCCCTATCCCTGTGCATTGGGTCAATTGGTACGTGAACACCAGACCGGGCTTCGGGGCTAATGCGAACGCTGGGACATCCCTGAGCACTGCTCTGGGTAACATTATCGCTGTTCGCAAGAAAATGCAGGAAATTCAGCATAACACAGGGCAACCATGCTATGGGATTATCTGGGATACGTTCGGCACAGCGTTGCAGGTCTTCGACAAACCAGTCAACACTCAGGATATGTCGCCCACCATCGCAACAATCGGGGATTCTGCTGTCCCTGAGTCTATCCGATGGAACATGGAGTACTCCGTCTACCTCGGAGAGCCAATAACCCATAACGGGCTGCTGTCACTAGCCGAGAAGGATATGCCGGCCAGACACAGAATACTGAGCGCTGGCGAAGTCAGTCAGGATGGGGACCTCATCTTCACACTGGCTCCCGGGAAGCGATTACCGTTTATCTGGCAGCCTGTGGCACCAAAGTTGTGGTATCAGCCCGGATTACGCCAATACATCTTCTGTCGGCACTCAGATGCTGTCTGCAACATGGATGCCCCGGAAGTACGGTTAACCTTCCTCACCGAACGGGTGGCCAGTCTGGAGCAGGGGCAGCAGGACCTCAGAGGCCAAATCCACTCCCTGCTCCAGCGATTAGCCATCCTGACACCAAAGGCCAGCTAAACAGAGCTATACCGGTGACTCGTAGAGCGGACGAGTCATCAGTGAGCCGGTTTCGTTATGCATAACGGGCGAGTTCGTGACAACCAGCGTGTTCAGCTTATTCACCAGGAACAGGTCGCAAGGCCAGCCTTGCCTCAAGTCTGCATCAGCCCAGGCCTTGCGACCTGACTCATTAACAGCGTACATCAAACAACCCTCGTGCCACTTGAGGTCAGGAGGGGTAGTCAGACCCATGGATACCTTCCAAAGAGGACCCAGGAACCGGATCTGCGCTTCTTCTGTGAGCGGCTTGGTCTGCAACTCACTGAACTGCATGCCGGGCAGCGACACGACCGGCCGAGTAGGTGACAGATTCCTGCCGTGGAAGCTGATTGCCTGAATATCAGGGTACGTCTCAAAAACATCATGACACGTATCCATGGCCCTGTGCAAGTACGCCTTATTCAACGACCCGAGCTTCACGTCGTCCTCAAAGACCAGCGTAATGGCCGCCTTTGAGCGTTTGTGGATCTGGGTGTGCCCGTACATCGCTCTGTACTGCCTAACCGCGTAATCCCGCTGAGATGGCCGCCAGGACCGGTCTACCGAGTATTCGGCATGGTCAAACGGTAAATCACTGTCCTCATTCACATACATCGTGTGTGTAACACCTGCATGCTGCAGGAGTTGCGTCGTAGTGCACACCTTTCTCGGGTGGCAAAGCACAAATACTTCAAGATCGATCATATCACCCTTCTCCCCATTTACAGATACGAGGCCCCTGCACAGGCGCTGAAACACTACTTATCAGCCACAGCAGCCATTGCTGCAGCCAGCACACGTCTCCAACATGTCATACTTATCCCATGGAACTCAGTATCGATTGCACCCCGCTCTGCAGCCTCCTCCTCGCCTCGCACCCACCGCAGCATCGCATATTGGATGACCTGCACAGTTTCAGGCTCCGTGTAACCGCACAGCTTGAGCTCCTCCAGACCTGCTGGGATATCCAGCCGGTCAACATTATGACCCGGTACCAAACCATGTCGCATCAAGAACACCCATTTCTATATCTGTCTGCAGCTGCAGAAATGAAGCCTCTACAGAGGCGTGACCAAACAAAAAAAGAGCGAGGGGATTAACCCCCGCTCTCTCGCTCAACTCGCCCCCAGAACAACGCAGGCTGCGTTGTAAGCTGGGCTAACCTGCAAAATTGTCGTCATCATCGTCGTCGTCGTCGTCATCGTCGTCGTCGTCATCGTCGTCGTCGTCATCATCGTCATCGTCTTCCTCCTCGGCGAAGTCGTCGTCTGCATCGGCGAAGTCGTCGTTAACGAAACCATTGACCTTTGCTGCATCCTCCTCTGCGGGGGCCACCAGCAAATCACTGTCCGCACCGTTGTAGAGCGGCTCATCATGTTCCGGCATATCATCTACCATAAATTCAACATCCTTCATGTTAACGAGGCCCCACCGAGACGGTAGGGTGTAAGGTTTACAGATACGAGGACCACTCACAGGCACTGACGCAACGGTATCACTGCAACTTGCAGGCAGCAATAGAAAACAGCTAGCCAACGCGGCAGCCCCAAGAAACTCGTCAAATGTATCCGTCACAAATGATGGGCGTATCATGTCGCAGCCTCTCCAGAAATTCAACCCTCGCAAAATGGTCGTACGGAATATCTACCGAAACCGACCGACGAGTGGCTGTAACCGGTTACAACCACAAAATCGTCGAAGATTCAAACACAGAGTTTACAGATACGAGGCCCCTGCACAGGCGCTGAAACACTACTTATCAGCCGCAGCAACCATTGCTGCAGCCAGCACACGTCTCCATAAGCCTCACAACACAGTTACTCGACCTTCTTGCTCCTTGGCGTGTAGCTGGGGTTATCAAACTGGTACAGCTGGGCGCCGCATCGCTGACACTTGTCCGCCCTGTACCAGTGCACAGCCTGACAACTGCGGACCCGGCACTTCCAGTAATGCTGGTACCAGCCAGGCACCACCGGCCGCCCGGCTCTCATATCTTGGGTATCGCGCTGGTGTCTTCGACAAAATCAAAATAGAACCGCGGCCTGTGTTGGAAGCACAGAGATCCGACAGCACCATCAGATTTACGCGTCACCACACAGTACGGGGCGATAAACGACCTAACCTCGAAATCCTCAGTCAGCTGGGCGGTGTCCCATGCTTGCCCGAACAACGCCTCGAGCTCCTCCCGTGTGCGGGGATTCGCATTAATCTCCTCCAGCTGCTTCATTCGCAGCGCCTCCACTTCTCGTGGATCGGGTTTAGCTTTTGCCATTGTGGTCTTCTCCTTCAGGATAGGTTTGTAAAGTGACTGATCTAGTAAAGCGATTCCCGTTGCGTGCACCGTCACAGGTGGTGTCGAATAGACCTCACCAGACGGAATATCGTTGATAGCTGCCTCGACACAGCCCGTAGCTACCGTCACATTACGCCAACCGCTGGCACTGCGTAGTAGGGCCAAATACGTCAACATGCCGCTGGTGCGGATGTTCTCACCATAAAACACAGGTTGCTGCATGGGCCACAGCACCACAGCCGACCGCCCTGGTGATGGCCTTGGTATTTCGCACCATGTGAACACATTGGAATCCAGCCAGTGGTTGTACTGCTGGAGCTCCTTATTCAAGATCTTATTTGCCCACACTTTACCACGACGCATAGCCTCACTAATAGATACGTCATCCTCAGGGAAAGCATCGGCCAACCTGTTCGCAACATCTCGCCACGTTACAAAGAAGTACCCATCAATAGCCTCATCAACTACAGTGGGTGTTATTATTACAGGCTGCATGCGGCCGTCCTTGTATTTCACAAACACCACCGCAGCTGTGAGGCTCTGCAATAAATGGATCTTCTGCCGCAGGTTAGTCATAAGTGCGTAACGTGGACGCAGCATCGACCGCCCCCCATAGATTTTGGTAGTGACACCCCTTGTGTTGACCTGCCATCTCCTCAGCATGTATTCGAGTATCTTCGGCACACTGCCGTCATCCCCAGTGTGTGCCGATAGCATAGACCTGCTCAGCAGTGCCTGATCCAATAACTCGTGTGTGACCGTCGACAGGCTTCCACCCAGCGGAGATGAGCCGTACATGGTAACTGTAGGCTTAAGCATGTGACGCCTAGTACCCGTTTGCCAGCTGTCGGTATAAAACAAGTTATAAAAATACTCAGCGTCAGGTGTTCTTCTCCCCTCTTCTACACAAACAAACTTTGTATACCGGTAGTCACCGCCATCACCAGCAATCACATTACGGCCGGGTAGTGTCACACCCTCTGAAGCTGCAAACACAAGTTCCCTGTACCTGCTGTTATCAAGACGAGGGTTACGCTGCCTGCTCGGCGATAACTTATCACCTAGGTCGCACCGCACCGGTATCAACAAACGCTCAGCTGTCGCCTGCATTGTAATGTGCACACGTTTCTCCTATGTTTACTGTCGCGATGTCTGGTCTTAATCTCACCGTTGTTGAGGGATGCATAATTTTGATAACGCTTTCAAGACAACGAAGTAGGCCGTTCGTCCTTATGTCGCTGCCATAAAACAGTGGTGTATCGAGCACCGTGTCTTCACCGTTAACTTGCGTGCACCATGTGTATACATCCGACGCCAGATACGCGTTGTACTCATCAATATCTCTCCGAAGTGCTCTATATGCCCAGTCTTTAGCAGCCTGTACAGCCTCCTTCTTGGGTAGTGAGAGCAGATTCGAATTTACTAACGGCAGCCTGAACTCGTGCGTTCGCATGAAGAACACACCAGAGATATCCCGCGGCTGTGTGAGATGCGACAGTTCGCGGGATTCTTTTAGTTTTCTACCATCATATTTCACAAAAATACACGCACCGCACAGGTTCTTTACCCACTCACACAGCTTGTAGAAAGGCACACTGATGGCAACACCACCAGCCGCTTTACTGTCAAGCCTGCTGTATGTATCGCCAAGAGCGTTGCGGACCTCTCTTGCTACCAAATCCGTCTGCCAGTCTAACTCCGCCAGTATGTCCCTATAACGGGGTGCTCCCCACCGATCAATGTTGTCCAGCGTCTCCTCTGGGCGGGTATGGCGTAACGCTGGCTCGGTTCGCAGCTCCGACAATATCCTGAACAGCATATACCGCCTACTACCAGCCTCCTGGAGTCGTATAGGGTTGACTGAGGATAGACTGATCCAACCAGCCGAAGGGAATAGCCAAGTCTGTTGGTCACTCGGTAGCAACCTACCGCCTTTCGATCCAAACAACACGCAACCGGTAGCGGTAGTGTTGTGCAGCAGAGCTTCTGTTGTTGCCCCGTCATGTATGTTATACGCTTTGAAGTTTTTATATACAGTCACCCTAAGACCGGACCTGGGGTTTCGCATGATAGCTGCGTTACCCAGCGGCCCCCTCTCGCCGACAAAATTCAACTTAGCAATTCCTACCGTCAGTGGCTCGGCTGGGAGGCTAGTAAATCGCATGCGTCTGCCCCTGTAATGAATTTGAACCTGCTATCCGACCCCGCGGTTGCGAGCGTCTGCAATGTACCATTTGTTCGGTGGTCTGCACCGTATCGGTACCGGTGGCCGGACCAGCGTACCGGTGCCACCGGAGTACCGCCAGGCAGTAAAGCGATTTTGTACACCTCGTTACTGAACCAGCTATTGTACATTCGGATCTCTTCCGTCACCGCCTCATCTGCCCACCTAAACACCCGCTGCAGTGTTTTACCCTCCAACGAGTCGCGGTCTTGGTAGTACTGCCGACTTATACAGCTCGCAGCGGCTGCAAATGGTACCACGAAAATTGCAGAGACATCTCGCTCTAACAATTTGCGACTATTGCTTATCCCCTTCCAGTCCACCCTGTGGAATACACCGTCACGAAACCGCACAGGTACTACAGCTATAGACATCATATGCAACCATACAAGCAGTTGCTGAAACGACGCAGGTGTTTTTCTGGTATCGCTATACTCCTGCCTCTGTGCCGCAACCCTTCGGTAGTACCTGTCTTCAAACACGAGAAGGTTACGTAACAACTCAGATCTAATGCGTCCAACATCTTCAGGAAGTAGGTAGTTGTGGATCTCTAATTCGGTGCTTATTACACTGTCTAAATTTTTTGACTTACTGAGTCCAGGGTGTACTGTGTAACTACGTACAAGTTCCCCTTTGTATTTACTAAACATCATAACACCACACACCAACGACTCGATCTCCCCCGTGATTCGACTGTACCTTCCGCCAGTTGCGGGCTCGCCTTTGCAGTCGGCAGACCACCCTTTGCGTAAAGGGTTAATCTTGACTTGCGTGGCGTACACTACAGGCTTGATACTGCTTGTTATCTGCACATCACACCCCCTCTCTACGTGTAATGAATTTGAACCTATAATCTGCCGCAGTGGCTGCGAGTATCTGCAGTGCGCCATTCGTTCGGTGGTCTGCACCATATAGGTGGCCGGACCCCCATAACGTGCTTGTCCCCCCCGACGTACCGTCGGGCAGTAAAGCGATTTTGTACACCTCGTTACTGAGCCAGCTATTGAACATTCGGATCTCTTCCGTCACCACCTTACCCGCCCAATTATACACATGCGTCAGGTTTTTACCCTCCAGAGATCCCCGGTCTCGGTAGTACTGCCGACCTAGACAGTCCTCAGCGGTATCAAATGACACCAAGAAAATTGCAGAGACATCTCGCTCTACCAATTTGCCTTGGTTGCTTATCCCTCGCCAGTCTACCTTGTGGAATACACCGTTACGCAACCGCACAGGTACTACAGCTACAAACATCATATCCAGCCATGCAAGCAGCTGGTGAAACGACGCAGGTGTTTTTCTGGTATCTCTATACTCCTGCCGCTGCGCCGCGACCATTCGGCAGTATCTGTCTTCAGTCATAAGGAGTTTACTTAACAACTCGAGGCGTCTAGTAATCTGATAACTGTCAGGCTGGTAGATGTGGGCCGCTAATTTAGCGTCTATTACAATATCTAGAGTGTCTACCTTAGGGCGTCTACTGTTTACGCTGCGATTCGATAAACATGCCCTGCTGTATTTACTAAACGACAGGATATCACACACCAACGACTCGATCTGCCCCGTGATTCGATTGTACCGGTTGCCGCACACTACAGGGTCACCCTCGCCGTCGCTACCCAGCCTTTTAGGAAAAGGGTTACTCTTGACTTGCGTGGCGTACATTACAGGCTTGACGCTGCTCGTTATCTGCACATCACACCCCTCTCTACGTGTAAAAGAGCACAACCCTAGAACACAAATAGCCCACACTCGTATGAGTGTGGGCTACAAATTCTTTTCTTTAGCTATCAGCTGATACCTACGCCCATAGCTCGTCGGTCACAGGCCGGTCAGTCGCCTCATTAGAGATCAGCTTCCTTAACTGCTGCCAACCATGCTCGAAATTACCTGACGCTGCCGCTGCTGCTTTGTAGCCTTCTAGCGTCGTACAATCTACATTGATGCACTTGGCGGCATGCTCGAGCGCACTTGCGTGCTTAGGTGTATCGGCAACAAGTCTGTCATACAGATCCAGATCTTTCGCTGGCGCCCTGCTACCGTTATGTGTCAAATACGACACACGAGCGCACCGCGCAGCGGACACCTTCGGTAAGTCGATATAGTCTATGTCCCAGTCCTCGACCTTGTCTATGAACGGTAGATGCCAGTCACCAATATGGAGTTGCGAGACCCTCCCCGCTGCCTGATTAGCAGACATACATTCGCGAATAAGACCAGCCAGTATCTGGATATGCGGCTCTGCTTTCTCGTGGCAGCGTAATGCGAACAGGTTCGCAAATGAGCTGGTGGTTCCTGAGAGGACCACAGTGATCCACATCCACGGCTCCAGCAGCCTGTTAGGGATCTGTTTGTGTAGGCCGAGCTTCAGCATCGCCCACGCAACAGCGATCACGAAAAGTCGCAGAGTGAGCCACAGCCGTCTGCAAACCCAGATTCTCAGTGCAGAAACTTGGGAGTAGGCCTGCATACCTTGCTGAGCCGCCCCCCAATAAACCGGTACAACCGGATCCCTATAAACGTCACGAAGCATCTGCCGCACAGGGATGGCTCGGGACGATGCGGAGTTACGTGAGTTTCTGCGGTGAGTCAACAGCTCGCTGTGGATGAACCGATTATACCGGATCTCAAGTGTTGTTAGACGGCTTCCGTTTGGGTGCCGACTGTCGGCCAGTACTCGACACCTTATTCCTGACGCTTCGTCGTTTCGCTGTGTCGCCTCGCTGCTTATCTGTGTCATGCTTCTCATGCTTCTGCTTTGCTTTCCCTACTACCTGTGCCTCAATGACATTGAACGTAGACCGTACACCGTAAAACTCCTGCAACAATATCTGCGTGTAGTGAATCACCTTCTTGAGATCTGTGATACCACCCTCTACGCCGCCTTTCTTTCCGTGCCTCGTGATGTACTTGACAACCTCGAACTCGATACCTCCCAAGTTGTTTGCCAACGAGTACGTCACAGGCTCAATACCACATCCCTTGTAGTGGCTACCACCCTGCTGGATCTCCAGCACACCCTGCTGACGTGCCGCCTTTGCGATTTCCCGTTTCACACGACTAACACGACACACTGAAGCTGAATTAGGCATATCTGCGAACCTGTTGATGTCCTGCTGTGAACCAGCAGGGTTGTGATTGTTATGAGTGAGAGGACCCCCGGAAACCGAGGGTCCTCTACTGAGCGCAGGGCCACAGATCTTCGCTGACTAGACGGTTTATCAGCTAAACCTGCGACCCGCGAATTCGCACAAAGACCTACTACTCCCCATATGGGCCGGTTGGTCCTGTCGCTCCGTCTGGGCTGCTTGGCGACACAGGCTCAACCACAACAGGCTCAACCACAACAGGCTCAACCACAACAGGCTCAACCTCTGGCTCAACCACAGTAGGCTCAACCACAGCAGGCTCAACCGCCTCTGGTGCCGCTGGTAGAGTGGCAAACAGCGGACTTGCTGTCTCGCTGAATGACTTGACCGTGCCTACACCATCCGGACCCAGCGGCGCAACATCGTCGATCGCCACAAACTCCGTAATGCTCGGGTGTGATCTGTTCCCGGCGTCGTCGATGTAGCTCAAGGTTATTGTGTACGCCGTGTCTTGCAACACGGAGAATTGCACAACCTGGTCTGCCAGGGCTGGAACCTTAACAACGAGTGGCTCAGCGTTAGCCTGACTGATAGTCACCTGCTGGATAACCACATCCGAGTCCGTCAGACGTGGGTCAGCCAGCGTCAGCTGCTTATTGATGTAGGACATAAACTCGCTCTCCGAAATAACGTCAATCTCTGATATTTCTGGCGGTACCACAAGGTGCCGCCACACTAATTTCCGCAAATTTTCTTGCGACTTCCTCAAACCTTCTGACTGCGTCATCAATGACGCAGCCGCGCTGAACGTGAACTGCCGCAGCTCTCGCAACGTGTCCATTTGCACCAGCACCAGTTGCTGCAGCTCAGCCACCTTTAACAGAACTGCCGCAATATCCGGTGCTGGTGCCACTGGCTTTGATGTTCCGAATAATCTGCCAAATATACTGCGACCAACCATGGTTGGCAATCTCCACTGACCAGTTAAAAAAAACAGCAAAACAAAATGGGCGTTACTACGGTGTCTCGCCGTGGACGTCCACCGCTTTTGCCCGCCTCTCGAGCATGGTGCTCTCACCACCGTCGTTGCCCCTGCCGGTATTAACGCTAGCAGACAACCTGTCTGTAAGCGCACTGATTGCAACAGGTTCGACCTCGCGATCGAACTGGATTGTCACCATAAAATAGTCGGTGTTGTGGTCCCTCGTCAGCACGATCCCTGAAATTGCTGGTGAGATGCTGGCCGTGGAAACCGCGTCATCCACAAGCTCAGCAATTCCTCGCATCAACTTCCCGAGTACGCCAGCAGCAGCTGCTGCGACACCAACCTCTCGCAGGGCAGCCTCAGTCGACTCGCCCTGCTCTATCTGCACCTTCGTAGATACTTCGTCTTTTGTTGTTGTGACCATTTGATCCCCTATTAACTGCTGTCTGTGGTTTACTCTTCTTGACCAATTTTAGCGATAGCCGCAGCTACCGCCGTGTACACCAGCACATCGTCGGCACGTAATGCCAGCATGCTTGACTCGTACTCTGTGTCCTCTAACTCCAGCATCCCCTGCACAATCTCTTGTGCTATCTCCTCCACCTGCTGCTCGGTCCGCAGCTGCTCCGGCATCGCTACCTCCAGAGGTCGGATATTAAACGCTTTCACCAGATTCTGCGACACATCCCCAAACTGGTCTCTCAACCGTTGGCGGTAACTAGACTGGTCGTCTTGACTCATAGCTCTACTCCAGCTTCAAATCTCTTAACCTTGTCCGCCATGGCGTATGGCGGAGACACATTCAACCCTATCCTAACAACACGCTGATTTAAGCTCCACCGTTTACCTGGTCGGACCAGCGACGTCACGCCAATGTGCTGGCAGATTCCTGGGTTTATCACACCTACCCACAGCCCTGCGGCTGCGGCCGAATTACGCAACAGGTCGTCAAATCGCTTCGTTACGTTTGGTGGCTGCTTCAAAAAATTCGCCTGCTCGTACACCCGCCTGCTCACATACAGACACTGCGCGGTAATACCCGACGACACAGCTCCCTGCGTGTGACCCTTGTGAAAACTTTTACCGAGCTTCACACCAGCCAACACACCGAGAGGGTTGCTGTTACCCCAGCTGTTCACTATTTGCAAAAGTTGAGTATACCACTCCACCTTTAATAGAATGTCATCCTGCAGCAGGATTACCCCCTCCGCCTCGGTTGTCTCAAACAACCTTCGCAATACATGACAAGAGGCTTTCACTACACCCATGGGTTGCTTACTTACACTAACAGATACCCTATCTGCCAACGGTGTCAGCTTCCTGTTACCTGCTGGCAACACAGAGAAGCCGTAACCGCTCCACTTGCTGATCTTGGGCCAGTCATACTTAACCTCTAAAAGTGGGCCTCTGCCGTAGTAAGCCTTCGCCGATGCATCTGTGCTGCAATCATCATGCACCATTACCCTCACGTCTGCCGGTAACTGCGTAGCACTCAGCGACCGTAACGTGATGTCGAGATACCCTGCTCTATTTCTAGTCAGTACACAAATTGGTGGTTGCATTATTTGCGGACCTATGCCCTACATTGCTGCTGGTGCTGGTGCTTGCTGCTGTTGCTGCATCAGCATATCGCCACCTTGGAGCCTCGCCTGATTTCGCATCTCATCCAGTTGCGATTTAACCAAGTCTGCCATGACTGGGTTCTCTTTCCTCAGCTGGATCAGATAACTCTTCCTCTGACTCTCAGGCATTGTCATCGCCTGCTGAGCCAGTGTAGTAGCCTGAGATACCATCTCTTCTACTGTAGTTGGCTGGTTCGGTGTCGGTAGCTGCTGGGCAGCGAATTGCTGAGATGCCCCTCCCGGGGCGGCACCCGCCGGCGCAGCTCCACCAGCGGCAGGTGCAGCTGGTGCTCCGCCGCCAGGCATTGCTCCCGGCATTCCCTGCATCATTGGCATCTGCCCTGGCATCCCCGGCATAGGTGGCGGAGGGGCGCCACCGGCTGGCTGGCCTTGTACCGCAGTTGCCTCCATTGATGCAGCCTGATCCATCTCCTTCTGCTGCTTTTCCGTCTCCTCTGCAACTATTCGCTCTTCCTCCAGCTTCAGCCGTTCTTCTTCTGCGAAGTCTGCACCCACAGAGGCCATACCCGTTGTGCGACTCATCTGGCCGCCCATCATCAGTTGAAGTTTCGCCATCTGTCGATTCAGGTCATCCGCATGGGTAACCTTGGTCAGGCGAGCAGTAACCGGCTGCCAGTTAAAGATCTCACCAACTCGCTGCACTATATGAGCGAGCTGCTTATTCAGTGCGTTTACCAGGCTGGACCAGTATGCCTCGAACAGCCGCAGCGCCGCGGGTGCTGCCTGCATGCTCATCGAACCTTTGTACATTTCTACCGGGATACCAATGGCTGTCAGCAGCGTATCCATACCGAGCTCTAGTAGCTCCTTCGGAGCCAGTTGCGTAGCATCCCCACCCAGCGCGTGATACTCGATCGGCGAGGGTAGGACATTCCACTCTGTCGGGTTAGCCCTGCGCCGCTTGATCATGGACCGGACACGGGAGCTAAAGTCGCCCATGTTCAGCATTATTACAGGGTCGTTAAGGTCTCCCCCATCCCCACTGCTACCTTTACGCGGGGCAGGTGTGATCACTCGAAACGGGATAATGTAATCTAACGCCAGAGCTTCATTGTAGGCGTGCAGCAGCTGGACGTACCAAGCCTGCCTGAAGTTAGCCAGAACTCTACTTATTCCCCATCCGTGACTACGGATACCGGCGAGCGGCTGCTCTTTCATGTGGTACACGACATCCTTATCGAACCACAAGTGCTGATTGTTCTTTACAGCGTCCACAACTTCCCAATTTGCCCGCTCAAGCTGAAACAGCTCTCCGCGACGCAGCTGGGATCTGTAGTCTTCTGGTATCTTCCAGATGTAAGCACTCTGACCTGTCAGCTGGTCGTAGCAAATCGCCATCTCGTGTGGGGACCATCGCTTTACAACGACATCGCCAGTAACCCCGGCCCTTCTGTCAATATGCCGCCAGTCACCCGAGTATCCGCACTGCTTGCAGGTGGCATTAAATTTGAATCCGTTGAAGCTATACCCGAATGACGAACTGTTCGCGATCTTGTTCAGCGGGCTCTCGAAGCCACATTTTCGGCAGGCGAGGTATCGCTTGAATGGCATCAACACAGACGTGAATGAATTACCGTAGGTCAGGTAATCCAGCCCGATCGTAAGCAGTAGCTCGCGGATACCGAGTTTGTCTTCAAGAAAGTCTATGTACTGCTGCTTTTCTTGTTTACCAAGTCGCTGCGCACCGTCCCCATCAGACTTCGCAACAATCTCCACTTCCGTGATAAAGTAAGCGACAATCCTGGAGATCGCCGAGCGGTAAACACCGCTGGCATTGATGATAAACTCGGTCCAGCGGTTGGCCTCATCTATTGTGGATGGCATAGCCATCGAAGAGAAACTCATGAAGGGGTCGGCAAACTGGTGCGGGTCTTTACCCGACCACATGCCGCTGGAGATCATTGAGTCTAGGCCGGGAGCAGCCATACCATCACCATCCGCCTTGGTTATTAATAACGAACTTTAAGCCTGGCGGGTCTGACGAGCTGCTGTTGCGAGCCGCTTCACAGTATCACCATCCAATGTTTCTTCCCGCTTCGCTGTCTCCATTAGCGGTATGGCTACCAACTTTTTCTGCATTTCAACAGATGTCGGCAAAGTTGTTGCCTCGCTGACTACGCCTCTCTTCTCCATTATTACTCTCCCGCCTCTGGGTCGCTCACTATAAGTAAGACGCAGTACTCTAGCGTACCGTGCTTGAATTGTATACCTGTTGTCGCTATTTCCCAGACGTCTGCTGTGCCTACAACATTAACAAAGATACGCGGCTGAGGGCCGCCCTCCTGACCAGTCATGTCTGGAAAATAACATACACCAGCATTTCTTGCGTGGTCAACCACAAGAATAAGCATATTACCTTGCCGCAACACTTCGGAGTACTGCGATGTCAGTTTGCCAAACCCGGCGACTTGGAACAGCACAGATTTTGCTGTTGATGGCGGTGCTTGTATCACTGGTTGTTGCGGTTGTTGTGCAGATCTGCGGCCAGCAACTAGCGCTTCCAAGTCCACCCGCTGCATATCTGGAATGGGCGGACCTACTGCTGATGTGGGACCTATAGACCCTAGAGGCATTGCTGGGTTACCTTCTTGAACACTCAATGGTCGGGATGCAATAGGGTTACCTGTGGTCAGGCTTTGTAGAGCTTGGTGCCTTAAACTCTGCACAGTCACAGATCGCTGCTCCGGTCTACCCGGGTCGTAGTTGATCGTCATATTGCCCACATCGTGCGGGTCGAACGATTGTGGTACTCCGCCAGGTGTAGCCGGTGGGATGATTACAGTAGCGATTCCCTTCTTCGGTGCCATGTGCTGCGAGACATGTCTGGTGTCTCCAAGCACCCTCCCATCATCGTCTCTCGCCCACCCCTCGAGCTCATTACTGAATTTTATGTACCCTACCATGGTCCTGCTCTGCCTAAAAAAAAAGAATAATACGGGCCGGACAACTGTCCGGCCCATATCATATCTACATAAACAACAACGGGTTAGCCGCCGCCACAACCTGTGTAGGTACTGTCAGGAACAACAGCATCATAACAATCTTGGAGGGGTGGCCAGCTTCAGCTGCCTGCCATACTTGCTGATGGTAATGTACAGCTAACTGTGTCAGCAATACATAGGCCTTAGCGTCGGGTAACAAGAACGCTGCAGAATGACCGCACTCCCCATCTTCGCCGACTGTCGCCGACATGACGCACACAATACAAAAATCACTATCGTCACCCACCCAAGGGGTAGCCAACGAAGCGATAGTGTACCGCTGCAACCAGAGAAGTACAGCCTCGGCCGGTAAAAGGTGACTATCCGTAACTGCCCCGCTCGGGGCAAGTACTGTGTACTCATCTATTATCGACTGCAACGCTGCTCCCGTCCGCCCAAAGACATCTGTCATACTTTTCATCGTATGGTTAGTGTCCTGTAAGCGCCGAGGTCTTCAGCACCCAACTGTACGCCGCGTTGGGAGAACAGTATGTGCTGCGTCACCCCCATTCGGCGAGCGAATAAGGGGCTGGTTGGGTTACCAGCTGCCAGGTCCAAGTCCGCGCAATCCAGCTTGTCAGCCAGGTGCGGATACTTGCACAAGCAAACCCCTACAGCAAGGTCATCCTTCTGCTGGTCACTTAACTCTGTGACCGGCGGTATGACCGTCCGCATTTCTTCTCGCGGGTTTAGCAGACTTGGCAGTATCGCCTCGTCGCTGTAAAACGACTCGAGCGGTCCAAGGAGGTCTCGGATGGTTGGTATCAACGATACCAACTTATCCGTAATTCCCCCCTCAACCTCCCGGGCAGACTCCTCATCCCAGCGTACATCGAGCTCTTTTGCCGATTCGGCCTGTAGCTGCAGCTCGTTAAGCTGCCGCACACAAGACAAGACATCGACGACAGGCTCGCCATTGCTGTCCTCCCCCTGCATGTATGCAGCCAGCCGAGCTGTATTCATCACAGCCAGCGTAGTACCGCAAAAGCGGTACGGGTTAGGTACCTGCGAACCACATAGCTCCTTGAAGTCCTCAAAGATCTCTGTGTTTGGCAGCCTGCTCTTACACAGGTAGTCAGCCCGCACCAACCAGTGATTGGTTGGGTTACCGGCGACCATTGGTTGCCGACACATGATCTGCCGTATAGTTCTGCCGTCTATCCTTCGAGACAACACCTCTTGAAGGTTTGCCGCCGCGTAAGTTACATCACACCTTGCGATGCCTGCGGCCACTACCGCCGCGACCCGGCCACCAATTGCGACGTTAGATGGGTCGCATTTCACTAGCAGTTTCGGCATAACCGGAACGGTTTCCGGTTGCACCTGTGCTTGTGCTGCTTGCACACCCTCTCGGAGCGTCTGCAAGCCAAGCCACGCCCATTGCATATCGGCATCTTCGATAAGGTCTGGTGTGACCGGTGCTGCATTGATGATCTTACCTGTAGCCTCCGGAAAGGCTACCCACCCGAGATTCTTGAATCCGTGGGTACTATACTGTACCCAACCGTCTACAAGATTTCCTCGGATCTCCCACAACGGGAGGTCGATCACACTGCGTGTACCCGGTGCGTCGAGCCTTCCCCGATATGTCACCACCGCGGCGGCGGTCTGGCCCAGTGGGGCCACTATGTCCTTCACATCCCATATCATCGTGCCATGGGGCCACGGGGATGCGCCCCACTGCAAACCGCGAACAATAGCGAGCTGCTTGTGGATAATTGGGAACGTGTACCGCGTCTCCGCCCTCTCTGCTGAGGTGGTGGGTTTCCGGAACACTCGCTTTGGGTGTCCCTCTCCGGCTGCGATTACTTCGGTGATCGCTGCGGTAATTGCTGCTGTTACTGTTGACTGCGTCATGACTGAGTCTTTCAAAAGAAAGCTATCCAAAAAATTAGGTCAGCCACACTTTGTGACTAACCTCCTTAAACAATCCATTGTCCGATCTGGCACATCTTGCAATGTACGACCGGCGTCTAGCTGAGCCTGCGTTACCACAAGCTGCTCACCTCTGGATCCCTTTATTTCATTTACGAACGTGAGCAGGATTCCACCCACGACTTTACGTTTCCGCTTCACTGGGCGGCCCTCGTAAAACTCTCGGCTATGCCGCTGTTCGTGCGACATTGGTCCCCCTTTGCTACGCGTAGCCATTAGACGAAGTTACACACTATGTCTAATAGATATGCTATACAACATACATACTAACTGACGCGTTTACTCGCTGAGTTAAAACAGTTGCGTGCCGCCACTGTCCTCATCGTAGTCTTCTTCCCCCAACTGGTCTTCTTCCTCATCACCAGGCTCCTCGCTGATCAGGCTACCGAGCTGCGATACCTCCGTAACCGGAAGCTCGCTACCTAACCAGCCGTCTTCAACTATATCCCCAGCAACTTGAGGTAATGCAAGCGATAGTGCGCCATACGGCGTTATCAGCGACTGATTGGCCCCGCGTGTTATGTGCATTCTCTGCCCGAGAAAACAAAACATGTAGACCGACTCCCCAGTCTTCGCCCTTATCGCATCAATGAGCCCCTCCACATTCTCGAATGTCTGCAACTCCGGGGCTGCAGTCTCGGGGATCACCAGCAAGAAAAACGCACTGCCAGCCTCCCTACGCTGATTCAGCAGCGTCACCATCAGAGAACCCATAGCGCCAGGTACTGCTATTGCTGGCTGTGGTTGCGAGACCTGTAACAGTGCAGCTGGTGGTACCACTGGCACAGCCTCGGCTGATGCGGGCTGTTGCAACCTTAACTGCAACAGCAGTGCCTGCAAAACAGTAGCCAACTCCGGCGTGGCTACGGCACCGCCCTGTGTTGACGGTGGTGCTGTTTCTGCCGCCGGCTCGGATTGTTGTAACGCCGCCCCGAGTTGCTGCGGTGGTGGAAACGTTGAGGCTGGTCGCTTACCTGCACTGCCACGTGGTGGGACTGCAGCTTGCGGCTGCGGGTTACCTGGCTCTGTGATACTGTTCGACATTTCGCTACTCCTGATACAGAATCACGATCGCCAGCATGATACATTTGACAGCATACGGATCTTTATCCGTACCGTGCCACACTGTATGCATACCGAGGGTTCCAGGGTTGACGATGATGCTACCAGTCTCAACCACCCAATCTGCTACCTGCTGATCCAGACTAAGCTGGCTAACGGATGGCGGAGAGAACTCCACATACCGCGACCCCTCTTCGTCTACCACCCGCTGATACCACCGGGTCTCGGTAAATGTCCGTGTAAAGAAGACAGTCACTGTTCGCTGCCCCCTCGCTTGATGGGCGGTGCGGGAATTCCGAAAGTTTCCTCTGGCTCTACTGCCGGCTCTTCTGCTGCAGCCGATGCAACTCCAGAAGCCGCCACCTCGCTGCGGTCGAACTCAAAGCCTTTAGGGTCCAGCTTCTTTGGCCTGATAAGAAACTCTCCCTTCCTCGTATCGAATACTATGTCTGTCAGCACCTCGCGGCCGCTATTGCCGAGGGCTTTGAGCCGGCCGATCGGGATGTACCTCTTGCCAACAACCGGCTCTGGCTCGATAACCAGCCGCTGAAGCCCAGTAATAGCTTCACCTTTTGCCGTAACAGCTATTAAACTCTCGTCAGTACCTGTCAGGGTGAATATCAACTGCATGCTAATTCCAGTTTAGAAAGTTCTTCTGTTGTGTATGGTGGAGCTACAGCATACTTTGGCAGCAGCCCGCTACCCACCAACCTTGGTAATAAATGGTAGAATCCGGTGTCATGATTCACCGCGAAAACTTGTACTGTAACAATTGGCAGCGCCGGTAATAAAGGGGATTTCTGCATAGCCACTACATCCACCACAGCGACAGTGTGCAACAGCACCTGATATGTGGTCATGTCACTAGCTATAAACGCAGCACTCCCTACGAAATTTCGCAAGCCCTCCCAAAGATCTTTACGGACAGCGTAAATGCGGCGATCCAAGTCTACAAACTTGTTTAACACGAGCTGCTGACCCAGCCCGTCGAATAACGCTGGCCCACTATCAAACACGGCCACAGCATCTGTGGCGTCCTCTACAGCTGTCAGGAAGTCTCGCACCAGGTCGCGGTTCAGGCCTGGTATCGTTGCGTGAAGCACACCTGATGTGCACAGCACGAAATGGGCCTGCATATCCAGCAGTGTAAACTTGCTGACATCAGTCCTCGGCGGCTCCTCCGCTATCTCCAGCTTCCGCACAATCGACTGTATCGGGTTGGCCATCTCTGCTAGTGGGTCCATCGATCATATCCTGCACACCTTGCCGCGAGATGTGTTGACAAAAATACGGGTAGAGTTCGAAAGAAGACTTACCAGCATCCAGCTCTCTCTGGAACTGCCGGCAGAAAATGTCAACAGCTGGTACCACTCTGTTGAGTAGACCCCCCACAACCTCCGAAGCTGTCGGTGTCCCCATTGTGCGGGATTTGTGCACGGCTATCTCTGTCATGCCGCTCAGCAGCGATGCCTCGTCGCTGGTTGTTTTCCATGTACGCAGCTCGTGCGCTCGTGCGTTAACGATAACGCACAGAGCTCTCCGCAGCTGTACCTCGAGGGCAATAGAGCAAGCCAGCTGCGGGCTCTCTGACACAAGGTGCCTAATATCCCTGATTACACTGTTCTGCTGATCTGATAAGTTCGGCTCTATCACGGCTGCTTCGCTCCTGTGTTACCCTCGCTGAATACCAATGCACACTCTCCACCGAGTTTACACGACCGGCAGCTGCATTTGCAAACTTACCGCTGCGTATACTCAGCAAGACCCTCTTTGTACATGTCTATACCGAGGCTGCAGCAAAACACCGCGTCTGCCACATTGTCATCCCCAACTGCGCGGGCTTCTTCTTCCGATGAATCTACCAGATTCATCCCATATTTAGTATTGGCTGCTCGCACCATATCCAACTTGCTGGCTACACCCTTACCAGTTGCGTACTTCTTTATCGTACCAATATCCTGCGGTTGAGTAGGTACCCCATTCGCCTCTGCCCACGATAACACTGTCATCTTCAGCCCGCCCAGGAACTCCTGCGACGTTGCAGCCCTGGCCACAATAGCAGCTGGCGACAGTCTACCCTTAAACTGTTCCGCTGGTGGTGTGTACTTCACATTCTCAAACGAGATGAAATCTGGCTTTGTCACAGCCAAGAACTGCCGCAGTCTGAGATGCCTTAACGCACCCGAGTCAAACGGCCCTACAGACAGATCCCATATCCCAGCAACGATCAGCTGCCCGTCAAGAGGTTTATCTTTCTGCAGGTCGCAAACAGCGAACCCGCATTTCGTACCCAGGTCCAGCCCGATTACGCGGACAAACACCCCGTCAGGAACGGGGTGCTCCGTCGCAAACGATGCCGGATCCTTCCGCAACCTCAGCCGCCCTGTCGGTAGCGGGGTGACTGCGTCACCAAGAGTCGCAGAGGATACTGCTCGTTTTTTTGCCACGGTTAAGTCCCACTTCCTAGTTTGTACCACTCCTGCAGGATTTCACAGTACCGGATCAGCATATCGTCGGCAGTCAGTACTGTACCCGGTGGTACACCCAGACCGTAGAGTGGCAGCATGAAGCTACGCAGCGACCACTTCGACTTAGAGCGAATAGCTGCAGCATTACGCTGCCACTCTGCCAACGGTACTGAAGACATCGCATACACGCCCTCGTCGGCTTGTCGCAGTTTTTCTATATTCGCCGTATCCACCACCCCACCGAGCAACGTGGACGAGTCAAGCTGCTCGTCAACGGTGACGGGTAAATGCGGCTTCAAGAAGTTCCAATGAAACGACAGCAACCCATGCCCGACTACAGGTGTACCTGCAAGAATCGCGTCAGCGATACTCGCCGCCATAGTTGCTACAGCCTCCCGGCCATCAATTGCGCTGTGCTGTACTGCACTGCCATAGTCAGGATACTGTCCAGTACCCTGCGCAGGCTCTGCCATCCTCAATCTGTCGAGGTCGTTGTGCAGTCTTTCCAAGATCGGTGCTGGTGTGTTACTGAAATTCCACCGCAGCATGCCCCGGGCCAAATTCCGAATAACTGGAGTTGCCCCACCAAGCTGCACCAACGCAACTGAGTGGTCTACCACAGTTGCTGATGTCGCACTGAAGCCGCTTGTCTCCATGTACACACACAGAAACGACCCTGGTATTGGGTATCTCTGCAAGTGTCGCAAAACCTGCTCGCGACCCTCTACTGGTAACGTTGCTACCATAAACTCCTGCTCTCTGCTCAGCGTGTTGCTGAAACTAGTTTTCTGAATAGCCGCAATACACGGCTGTTTTTTAACACCTCTCGCACTGCGTCGATCTTCAGGTTGGCGATCTTCGCCGCTCCCTGTAATCGTTCATTCGCTATCTGCAGCTCCTGCAGCTGCTCCTGCAGACCCCGATTCTTTGTAACCTGCTCTGCAACGCTGTCCACGAGCTCTTGTCGCAACCTTCTAGCTTGCTCCAGTGCTCGACGCGTCTCACTCACCTCCACGCGCAACAACGCTATCGCGTCTACCGGAGTCTGGTCGCCGTCTCCCCCCCTCGGCGACCGACGGTCAGCCAGCGACCTCGCCGCTGCCAACATGCGAGCCATATCCGGCGCTGCGTCGCTAGCCTCACCTTGCAGCGTCACGTCACGCACAGCAACGAACCACCCAGCTGCTATAGACTCACCAAACCGGGCAAAAACCAAATCTTGCACAACCAGTCGGGACTCCAAGAACCCACTGCGTTGCAGTGCATCAAACGGTGAGCTGATAGTCGGTTCTCTAATATACATCGCCAACGCGGCACCCAGCTTACCACACGCCTCGGCGATCTCCTGCTCACTGATCTGGTGTGTATGACAAGCTTGCTTCGTTGCGTCGCCCCAGTTGCACTCATCCAGCTTGGAAAACACTTCTGCAACCAGTGCAGGGAACAGGTAAGCGATGTCGCGATAAGGTGAGTAACCCTGCAACCCTGCGGAATTCTGCGGTCTGATATTCATAGTCACTGAAACGCTCCGTTAACACACTGAGATATGACACTACTCTGAGTTTCCTCATCCAGAATTGCGAACGCAGCCAAGTGCGCGTCCCAAACCCGCAACCCCTCTACGGACTGACAATGTCGAGACTCCTCGACTATAAACTCACCAGTATTGTAGTAGGCGTAAACAACCGCCTTATCTATGCCTGCAGCAAGCATTGCTTGCGCTACCTGCGGTACACCTTTTGGTTTGTGTGGGGGCTCTGCCGCTTTCTTGCTGTTACCGCAACACTTCTTGACCTTTTTATTACTGCCGCAGGGACACATCATATTTCGTTCACTGGTCACTACTGACTCCACACTTTAACGCTTGGCGATATCTACAAGACACCGCTGGTGACTAAGACACTGAGCACACACAGTTGCTGCTGGTGCAGCCGGGTCAAACAACGCGTCTGCATTCATGCACTTGTCGCAGAAGCCTAGCGTATATGACAACGGCCGCACAGCGAACGGGCACTCATTTCTACCTATCGCACACTTCGTGCAGGGGTGGGTGTAACCTCGTGGGCAACCCGCCTTGTGTCGACACCTGACCGCCAGGAAGTTATCCCTGTTCCATTTACACAGACTATCCGGGCACTCTACTTCCTTGAACCCGGGTATACCGTCCCTGACACACGACTGCTCAAACTTACCGTAAAATCTTAGGTAAGTCATGTCCAGCGTGTGACGGTACGGGTATCGCCCGTTAGCGGCAGAGAATCCGATTTTTCTGGCTATGTGTTTGATAGCACCCGCGCTCAGGTATCTGGTAACCGTCAGACCGCTGCCTGTACCGCTCAAGATCCGGAAGACGCACTCCGATACAATATTCGCATAACGGAGTACACGCGATAGAGACCTTATCTCTACAGCCATCCACTCCTCGCTGTGCTGCCCAACCCACGGCCTAGCCGCTGCACCGCTCTGGAGTGTTTCAAGATTTCCAGCCATCAACCAAGCCAGCTTTACCGCTACACCGACCGGAATTGCTTCATTAATATGCGGCCGAACAGTTTCGAGTATCGCATTGTATGGTACGCCAGGCATAACTTTCTTTAACAGCCTGCACAGCTCGCTGAACTCTTCAGCTTCCCTGAGAGGCTTACCTACGAAATGCACAAACGCCTTGGAATATAGCGTCTGTCGCAGTTTGTCTATTCTTGTGATGCCAATTTTCGGCCTGTCCATAACACCCTATCACTTAACTGGTTGAACGATTCTCCGAACTCGCGACGGCTGTGCCGGCTCTACTGGTGTTGTACTGAGGGTGTCCAGTTGCTGTAGTTCTTCTGCTGCCTCCACCTCTGCGACCTCTCCCGGCTGCGGCAAAGGTGACGCTGCTGGCTCAGCCAGCAGATTGTGTGTATTTACTGCCTCGTAGCAATACGACCGCAACTGCTCAGCCGCCACTGCCAGTCGCGTCACTTCCGCTAACAGCTCAATAGCAACCCTGTTCGGGCCGTTCGCTAGAACTGTTGCAATCACCTCTTCTGTGAGTAGCGGGCTCAGTACTATCTCGCCTGTTGGTGTGTTAGCCATACGCACCACAACTACAGCCCCAGGTTGCGTGAGCAAATCGGTCTGCGCAGCTGCTTCCGCATAAGCCGAGTAGAGACGAAAAGCTTCCTGCGTCATCTCTGCAATTTCTGTTAAACACCTGTCTATCATCACAACTCCTTTACAAAAAATGCCACACCATGAAAAATTTTCCAAACATTTTCACCGTTATGCACAGCGGCATACGGTATGTTGCCAACTGATATCACAACCCGCGAAGCGTTCAAGCTGTTAGCGCTGCTATCTATAATCATCCCTAACTTTGTAGCGAACAGCACAATAGCTGTAAGCGATGGCGCCGTTATGTATCGCTGCACGGGTATTTCTATTGATGAGCTGGTCGATGACCGCTGCCAGTGTATTGTATCGTCCAACAGACTTGTCTTAGGTACAAACCACGAGCCGCGAGGTCCTCCACCTGACATAATGTCTGCGTGCTTCTTGTCCGGGCCGCCCATCGCCTCAATGTCCAACACTCTGTGATCTAACTGCACTGCATAACCTTTACGTTTAAGGGGAGTACGGGGAGTACTGAAGTCCGTGCTCACCTACAGAGAACAACTGATCCGCTGGGTGCAACAACGTCGTCGCCTGATCTAGTGACGTTGCCGCACTATTGCGACCTATCTGCGGCTCGCTAACCCCTCTACGAGGCGCGGCCGATTCTTTACCTGCTGCATCCGCGTTTACAGCTACTCCGCCTGCAGTGTAATTAATCAACTTGATACCAGCGTGCCGACACGCTTCACCGAGCATCGAGTCACCACCATTGTGAGACAGATTCAACCACGGGTAATTCAGATTGTGTAGTACAGCAGTTTGAATTAACCACCAACTACCCTGAATAAACGAAACTTTATCCGGTGCTATACCAGTATTTGAGTTATACCACGGTTGAGATTTCACCCACGATCTCTGCTGCCCCAACCACGGGATCGTGTACGCTCTACCGAGCAAGCCTGGGCTGGTACCTAACTGGCCCACCAAAGTTGATAACCATGAAGCCTGACGCGACACACTCCCGCTAATTAAAAATGTGTCATCGTCAAACCACATGATATAGTCAGACTTCGCAGCCTCCCCGACACCGTAAAACATCTCGCGCATCATGGGATATTTACGAAGGTTGCTGTCACTTTCAACAATAACAGCACGACTATACTCGCCGAGGGTGCTGTAGACATAATCTTTTGTGACCTGCGCTACAGCATTCAACCCTACTACTATATTCACATCATCGAACCACGCTGCCTGCAGGATACTTTCAATACATCGCTTTGCGAGTGTCGGGTAGTCGCCGTACAGAAGCACGCAAACAGTTACTCTAGCAGACATGCCGTAGCCCTTATTCTAACGACTAGCATTAAGCCGGAACAGCTGATGCGGATCGCGATCTACGTGTCGGTGGTGGGTCTACAGGCGTGTCCGCATCTTGCTCAATTGCCCGACTTGCCCGTGTTCCGCTGGCCTCTACGGCTGCGGCAACTCCGCTTCTCGCCTCAGTCGCATCCTCTTCACGTGCTTTCAACGTGTCGTTGATCCTTGTGACAGCTGCGTCGCTGAGTTCTGAAATTACCTGCAGCTCACCTGCTAGTTTGCTGGAAGCTTCAAGCATCTGCTCAGCGTAGGACAACATGGCGTCGTCCAGCTCGCTGTCCTCCATATTGCTGAGCTCCCGAAAAATGCTGTGTGCCTCCCCGTTCCAGAGCTGATCGTGCAACCGCTGCATTCTCGCCAGTTCTTTGATCAGCGATCTGATTTGTTTCTCTACCGTTACAGGTACAGCGAACGGCCTACCGTGGCCGCTGTTAGGGTCCTCTTTGGCGGCCTTGATTTCTGCGTGTAGCGCCGGAGCTGTCAGCTCTTCCCGCACCGCTCGCGAAGCCCACTTCTTCCTTTCTGTCTTCGTAGCACAGGTTAGTAGTATTGGAATATGTGACCAGGTCAGCCCTACCCCAGTCTTTGCGTTCTTGAGATCCAGCAGCCACTGCAAGTCCTCCGTAGAGAAGTTCTCAAAGAATCGCAACGCTGTAGTTACCGTTGATGCGTGCTTAGCAACAGCCTCCAACAGAAGCTCGAGGCCGTCTGTACCGTCTGTCCCGCGGTAGCGATCCCCGTCCTCTTTAACCGCCTGCACTGTCTTACCTAGTTTGTAGTACCACTGAATTGTACCGTCTCGCTGAGCCTGAATCTGCTGCTCCACAACTGCGAGCTTAGTCAGGAGTGGGGCCGGCATACGCTCGACAACTACATCTCTAACACTTTTCTCTACCACAAAAATCTCCTACAGGGTCTAACCCGTAAAAATTGTCACACAAAAAGAACACGACCTACCAACAACTTGTAGGCGACAAGCTCAGCACACTCTCGCAGATCTGGTCGCAGCGTTCTGGCTGTTCCCAGCAGTTGCAAAAACAGATCCAGCGCAGCTTTCTTGGCGTACTCGGTACCCAGGTGCAGTGGTGGAGCCTCTAGCTCACCGTCGCTGTCTGTTCGCAGTGTTCGCTTCAGGATATCTTGAGACAGCTCTTGCTGCAAACCAAGGCTTCGCAGAATACGGACAACAGCGCGAGATTGAACCTCTACAGCTTTTGTCGACATTTCGACACTGTAACCCAGTGGCCGAGATGCGACTGTTGAAATACCGTGCTCCAGAGCCGCCCACTCGAACTTCTTGTCAAAAACTGTCGAGAACAACTGCGCAACCTTGCCGCCGAAAGTTACAGCATTGTGCTTGCGAGACATCCTGGCACCGAACGGCTTGAACGGTGCCAGACTGACCCCGTGTGATGAAAACACCGCCACAGACCCACGCAGGGCTGCCCCGCTTGCCTCCTGAACTGTGAAATAGTACCCCTCGTTGAATGAGTAGGTCTTATCTCGCATAGTAATAATAACCGACGACGCTGGTTTTCGGAACCAGAGTGTCATCCCCCTACCAATCAGTCGAGCCCCGTAAAAACTACAGGTCGTACCGTGTACGTCTTCGCAAATAGTCAGCGATGTCTGCAACACCTCATGATTTTTGATGTACTGCTGACTGTTACCTACCAGACCCTCCAAACTGTGGGTCTTCCTATTCACGATCATTCTGTACTTGGCTAACTCTGCAAATCGCAATTCGACGAGCTTGTTCCACACTCGTACTGCAAACGCGACGTCGAAAACACGGCTGGCGTCTGTGTCAGCTGTACCTATGCCCGCCAACGACTTAACGACACGGGCTGTGCCCGGTCCAAGCTTGTGTGCGACTTGCTGAAACATAGACCTACTCAAAACGGCAGACCCATGAATTGTCTTGCCGTTTTTACCGAGCTTCAGCTGGTCCACTGCAATAATGTCTACCAGCTCTGTGTGCGAGTCCGTCGCTTTCAGTGTCTTCTGCAGTAACTGCAGCTGACCTTGTCCGAATGTCACCAGCTCCGGCTCACTGTAAATTTGCATTACTCGCCCAGTCCGTACCAACAGTGTGCGTAAACGACCTCAGCCCTTCCAACACATAGTAGGTACCACGAAACCAGAACATAAACCTGCGGCACAGTGTTTCCTGCACTTCTTCAGGTTCCGTATCGAAATCAGGCATACCAGTCTGGGATACCTGATTATGCATTACCTGGATGGATGCCTGCTTAGCCCAGCTACAGCGGAACACCAACCCAAATCTGACAGCTTTGACGTTTATCTCGTGCTCGCTGGCTACCTTGGCGTACTCATCAATCAGCTTCAGCTTAGACAGCTTACCACCAAGCAGCGAGGCATAAGGTAGTTTTCCAGAGTACCTGTTAGTGCTAGCCGCTAACCGCACAGGATAAGAGGGGAACACAGTGGCAAACTCTGCAAAGGCTACCCTCGGGCTGCCTGTCAGGTTCTGCTGGTGCCGCTTCAATGCTGGGAGCTGTAGCTGGCTACTCGATAACTGCAGCAGCTTCGCAACAACTGCCTCCTCAAACTTACCTGTGTCACGGTTGCTACTGTTGTCTTCCGCGTCCTGCTTCAGCTTTTTGAAAAGCTTGTGACTATCATTCATATTCAGCGTTTCTCCTTCATATTACTTAGATGCAACCGCGTTGGCGGTCACCCGTTTTCACATGGAACTTCTTTCGCTCCAACCGGCTGATCTTTGTCGTTCGTTTTCGACACAGGTATGCCGTCCGTGATGACAAGCACGCCACAATCAGTCGCACCGAAATGTGACACCTGCTGACCGTCCTGCAGCGCTTGATTCAAATCCCCCAAATACGCCGTGCGGTTATTACTAAACCAAAATGCTCGTCTGCCCACTGGTTTTACCCCTACAAAAGAATGTTGAAGATGGCCCATAAATTCGAGCCTGGTGATGTGGTAAAGCTAAACAGCGATACCAAACAGAACCCTGACATGACCGTACAAGGTCACACTGGAAACGGAAAAGTCGTCTGCAATTGGCGATCCGGCCCGCAGCCGTTTGAAGAAGAATTTGACGAACGGCAACTACAGCTTGTGCGTAGTGCGGACGATGCCGCAAAACCCAAATCACAAAAACGAACAATAAGATGCAACCGAGTTGTCGGTCACCTGTTTTCACATGGAACGTCACTCGCTACAACCGGCTGATCTCTAGCCTTATGCGGACTTAGGAACGACTTGCTCGGTCACACGGAGCCATTTTACAATTGGCTGCACCCTACCACCATAATCTGCTGCGTACCACCCGTGTGTTTTCGTCCACATGATTTTCCCCCACCACCCATCTGCACGCATCGCAACTACCGACTCGCCGTGCTCCGGTAGATTATCTTCGACACTTATCCACTCCATACATATCTCCAATAATCGCCACCTGATTAATTTAGTCGTCGCCACCATCACCCTCCAGCATGTCCGGGAAGTCCGCAGCGCTGAAACTTGCAGGGTCGTCTCTGAATTGCTGCAGGTTTACCAGCAGCGCCGCCCGCTGCTTATCACTCTCGGCCGACATAAACTCTGAGTACGGGATACGTTGATCCCAAACTGTTCGCACCTCGATGCCCAGGATTTCGTACAACTGCACCAAAATATCCTGCCGAGTCTCCAGCAGCCTACCAAGCTGCCGGAATGTGGTCGGAGAGTCTTTCGGTACGCCCAGCACATTCGACCACGCCTTTCGCGTAGTCTTGCTGATTACGTGGATATCACACACCTCCTGAAGCCTCCTGTATAAGCCCTTCTTCCCTTTACAGCTCTCGAACGCCAGCAGTAGCTCTATGCTCGCTGTCTCCCAGTCCCAGGCTGTCTCCTGACGAGGTTTACCATTTGGACCGGGTGCTCTCCACCACAGCAGATCCGCTTTGACAGAGAATCTTGAAGGGCCGAGGCTGTTCTTCTGCAGCGTAAACTGCACAGTGATACCGCCGTAATTCGCCTTGTCGATGTCCTTTATTCGGACCATCTTGATCTCGTAAGTCTCCATGAACTTCACAGACTTACCGCCGGGTATGTCGTCTTTGGGTCTCCCCATCGCATCTGTACCAGGTTTGAGATGGTTTGTCCCGACAACCGTGAACGGGTAGTTGCGAAGCTGTCCCGGCATAGCCCTCATGAAGCGGCTGATCAGGTTAGCCATCACAGCAAAACCCCTGGATGCAAAACCGTCCGAGTGGATATTCTCCAACTCGGCTGCTGTGCCCGTTGCTGTAATGCTGTCAACACCCAGTATGAGGGGCCACACTGCTCCGGCCGTTTTAGAGTCTTCGTAGATCTCTTTGGTGGAACTAAGTGTCCGGATCAGGAACTCCTGCCACTCCTCCAACGAGGTCGTATCCTCCTTGAAGAACTTGGATGCCCACTCCGGGTTGTACTTCAGTATACTGCGACGAAGTTCTGGGCTGTCCTTATTCTCGTTCTGGGCTAGCGCTGCCCCGCCGTTCGCCATGTAGTGCCACCGCATTATCTCATAGAGAAACGCCGACTTGCAGGAACCCTCCTGCCCTGTCAGCTGCACAATCTTACTCAGCGGAAAGACAGTCGAGCGGAAAAAGTACCGCATCACCAGCGACGGTAACGGGATACCTGTAACTACGCCGACGTCAGCCGGCTGGACGCTGCCCTTACCTTGCTGCACCCGCTGAGCGGATAACCCTGCAAAACTAGCCGCCACAGAATCCACTGACTTACCAGATTTCTTTGCCATAAATCACTCTCTCTGACACCTGGTTGCAAAACAAAGCCCACGCGGAACGACCCGCGTGGGCTGACTAACTGGTTATTAATAACCAGAGACTATTGAGCAGTTACTCCTGCAGCTGCCTGTGCTGCCGCAAGTGCTAACTGTGCTCGACCGCCACCAGCCGCTGCAGGTTGTGCAACCTGTGCCGGCATCTGCTGAGCTACCCCTCCAACCTGCTGCTGAGGTGCAGGGTTAGTAGGATACGCTACTGGCATCGCAAAACCTGCGGCTGGTTGTGTCGCCACGTTGGACACAGGTAGCGGCATTACCGTTGGCTGAACCACCGCTACCGGAGGCATACCAGCCACAAGACCAGCCATGGCAGCGCCCACCTGTGCGGGTTGCTGCATCTGCTGAGGCATCTGCTGCATCGGCATCTGCTGCATCGGCATCTGCTGCATCGGCATCTGCTGCATCGGCATCTGCTGCATCGGCATCTGCTGCATCGGCATCTGCTGCATCGGCATCTGCTGCATCGGCATCTGCTGCGGCATACCCGCCTGCTGTGTCAGCTGGTGGGCAGGGAACCCGCTGTTTACCTGAGGCATATGCGCCTGCGGCAAACCACCGACAGCCGGAAACACCGCAGCCGGGTTTCCAACAAACGGCGCCGCAACTGTCGCGTTTGCGGTTGCTGCGTCGGCATACATTGCAGGCTGCTGTGCCGGGTCTACCAGCACAGCCTGCGGTACAGGGTTTAGCGTAGATGGTAGACTAGGCATCGCGCCCTGTGGCTGTGGCATTACCTGCGAGCCGGTTAACCCGTGTGCTCCGTAGACCCCAGGCATCCCCTGCACACTTGGTGCACCGTACATCCCCGGCATGCTCTGCACACCCGGCATACCCTGCATCCCGTAACCTTGCGGCATCATCCCGTGCATAACACCCGGCATACCGTATCCGCCACCAGCCACAGACATGGCCGCTACAGCCAGCTGCCGAACACGATCTGGAATCCACTCAGGGTGGTCGTGGAACGCGTAGAGAATAACACTTGGTGGGAACTTGTCCGCAATCCACTGAGCCTGCTGCTCATAATCATGGAACACCAGCGAGGTATCCCACTGGATAGACTGCCCCACCAATTGCGACTTGAACGCCGAGAAGTCCGCGCCAAGTCCGTTGAAGTTATCCTCAGCGTAACACGCATACGACGTGTTACCACCACCCTGCGATCGACCACTCCACTGCTGGGCAGCTTGAGCAGCCCAAGCTGCTGGTCCGTTAGGTTGACCCGCAGATGCTCTCGCAACACGTGGGTCGGGTTCGTCCCCTTTCCAGAACGTCACAAACCGGCCGCAACCGGGCTCAAGCGATACCATGTCCCCGTTAACGAACGAGTTCTGATAGTCCTGCGTTCTAGGATCTGCTCCGGGTAGCATCGCATTCATGAGCGCCTGCAGCTGCCCTGCGGCAGATTGCGTCATACCCAGCAACTGCGGCTTATCTACCCAACCTTTTGGTGGGTGATTAATCACATTCTTGTGTTGAAAAACCAACACCTGAGAAAAGAACGCCATGCTTGGTTTTGGGAGCGCTGCCGAACGACCTGTGCCGCCCTGCAACAACGCCGCCCAACCCTGCTGGTCTTGCGCGTTCTTCACAGCGTTACTAACTGCGTTATACAAAATGTGCGGCGGGCTCTCCTCCACAGGCGGGCTGTGAGTATCCATCACATCCCGAATCAGAAATGAAGCCCCACCACCAGAAGCGTCGCGGCCGAAGTTGGTAACTGCTGGGTACGCCCGAATCCAATCCCCGAACGCATTCGGCTCTGCTGATAAGCGGTAAGGCTCAAACAGCGGATTCTCTGGAGTAGCCCCGGACTGCTTGGGTGGCAGAAATCGCACAGTGCACGCACCGCCCCCCCACGCCAGTCGATACAAGTCCACCATGTTGTGGTCAACCATGAACTGACCACCGAATCTGCCGCCAGTCAACTGCGATTGCTCACGAAAACTGTACGCACCTGTTGGATTATGAACCATTACTCAAAATTCCTTAGTACAGAAAAAACAGTTAAATGAATTCGACAGGGACACCTGCCGCTGTAGCCGTCTCCTCAGTCATAGACTCACCCCAATTCAGCTGTACCTTGTAATCGATACCGAAATTGTAAGGTGCCCCTACCGTGATTGGCTTATTGTCCAAACTGCGAGGCCACACTGGGACCTGCTCAATCATACACTTCCTGAGCGTCCCTGCTCGCACAACATTACCACTGCTGTCTACCTCATCGCACACAAACTCTCGTATGTGCGGTATCGGTACCTCGAACAGCAGCGAGTCATGAATCTGCATGAGGATTCTGAACGGTACGCTGCCTACCAGTTTCTTCTCCTCTGAGAAGTTGTGGATTGCAACCCATACCGCATCCGCCACACAATTCTGGATCGGGAAGTTTTTTCCCTGCCGACGCTGATCTGATTCAACAGACCTGTTTCTCGTTACAGTGAACCTTCTGTAACGGCCGAATGATCCGGCCAACCAACGCGGATTCTGCGTTCTCTCTTCGCACATGTCAAGGAAGGGAAGGGTCAACGGGTATTGCATGAAATACGCGTCAATAATCTGCTGACACTGATCAGCCGTAACGTCTGTCCCCTCCTCCTGACACTGCCGGGCTATAGCTTCAGCCCCCCTACCGTAGGGGATGCCAAAGTTGACACTTTGGTGTGTCAGGATACCACCATAGGTGACGACGTGTGTAGAGTCCGTAGTACAATCATAAACTCTTCGATCACCTACTGCTGTCACTTCCCGCGCTAGCTGGAAGTTTGCTCTCAGTTCCAACAACGCATTCAACTCGTTGTAAGCCGCTGTGGCCTCCTCTGATAGCCGGCCAGGTTCTACAGCACCAAGAATCAACCGCAGCCGTGTAGGACTAAGGCTGACTCGTGCACTCACTCTCGTACATTCACGGCACTTCTCTTTGGTCTTACCTGTCACATACGGCAACAGCACAGTCAACCTACCAACCTGGTGCGGAATGATGTCTCTGTCCTGTTTGTACGCCCCGCTAGCCACACACTGAGCTGTTTTGCGTTGTGTGATGAATCCGATGTGCTCCAGGAAATTATCCCGAGACGTGTTACCTCGCACAGCGATCGCATAGTACGTCCCGTCGTAGCCAGCTCGGCTCTCTGGGGATACTTTACAGATCACAGCAAATGCAGCCAGCAACTGCTGCAGTCCGTACGCCAGCTCGTTACTCGCGGTGGAGTACGTGATCCCAAAGCTGCTGCCGTTACGCTTTGCCGACCCGTCACCTTCGAACATCCACCTCAGCATGATTCGCAGCAGGTGCTGGGGCCATGACCATACAAACTCTGGCATCTTGAGGTTGTGAGAACCTCTACCACAAAACTCGCACAACCAGCGAGACAACTCCACGGAATTTATGGCATGTTGAACCGCTCCTTTTGCATTTGCTTGAGGTGATCGTACCCTGTCGCCAAACAGCCGGAGTAGCAATTGAGTAACTGCTGCAGAAAACTCTGGGTCGTACGCCTCGGATATCCCAATCTGAATACAGCCTCTAACCGGGTCATTGCTACCTTCTGCCAGAAACAAACCAATAAACGCAGCCCAGTCTTCGTTGAACGTAGTTGGGAAGTTTATTGATTTGAAACTTGCCAGCTGCTCGCACGGAATTGTCACGAACTCTGTGTTGTCCCCAAACGGCCCCACAGCCTGTCTGACAGCAACCCAATCCCCAACAGCGATGTCTTCAGCATACCGGAATCCATACGAGCCATCAGCGTCGATCACTCGATACTGGTGAGCCCCGGTTGAAGTCAGGCTGAACCCCATCTCTGTTTCTACCTTCAGGCAGGGTTTAATCCCGCCGGAATAGACCCCAAGCAGCGGCAGATCTTGCCGCTCACTAGCCAGCTGCACAACTCCCGGCCTGGCTTGCCATTCGTCGTCGTTCAAACCTGCGGCCACTGCTTCAATTAGCAACATACCTTGGGAAGTATGCAGTCTTGTACCCTCCACAACACACTTTGCAGCATTTCTAAACTGCGGAAACCCTGCTTTTACCAGCCCTTTTTTAGTTGGTTCGCAGTCTAGCTTAAACGCTTTAACAGCCTGATTGCTGTGGATGTCGTAATACTCTGGGTGATTCTCCGGCAGAATATTTCTTCTGACGTGCTCAATCATCGCGGCATCTCCGGACAGCCACGCTATCACAGCCAGCTCGGCCCCGGTGTAGTCTGCCTCTATCAGAACGTACCCTGGGGAGGCTTTTAACACGCTGCGGATAGGGTGTGAGTAACACGGGGCACCCAACACGCTGAGATAATCGCCCTGCGCCTTCCTCTCTCCGGTGACCCTGTCCGTTGCCCAGGATCCCAAAATTCTTTTGTAGTCCGCCTCGCGTCGCGACGAGATAGCTTGCAGGTTTGGGCGTGAGCTGGAGCCTCGCCCAGTTTCCATCGTCTGCCTGAATCTTGTCCTCACTTTACCGTCATCATTTGCCAAACTGGCAATACCCTTATCGTAAACAAAAAATCCGGCTGTGTTTTTTTGAAATTCTCCATTCGTGTTTGTGAAAGGTGTTCTTAGAAGACCCTTCAGCGTTTGCGAAACAAACACAATATCTCGCAAGAGCATGACCAGCGGGTTACGGTACCCGAGAATGCCCAACGTCTCCTTATCCGCCGCTGGTGTGTGAACGGCCTCTGCTCTTCGCATGACGACCTTGTCCCACGTCATCGACCGCTTACCTGTTGTCTTCAACGGGGTAAACCCCAACGACAACGCACCCTCGGGGCGCTGCGCCCTCCGCTGATTTGTAATTGGGTCAATCTTGGGGGAGAACGGCGTCCCAAACAAAAACTCCACCTTATGTGGGGCGCTGCTTGGATTGAAGGTGGGCCAACTGATTTGAGATCTCAGGTGCGTCAACAGCCTATTATGCACATCGATGAACAACAACGCCAACATATCGATCCGCGGAAAATCGACGCTGATCCCTGTCATCTCCATTTCCAACACGCCGAGACTGGCGCTGTGTGAAACGAAATACGACTCCCACGAACTGTTACCAAACGAATCTCTGTCCAGCAGTCCGCCCTCCTGCATATGCTTGAAACAGATTCTCCGGCAACAGTCTACGTCCAGGTGTGCATAGTTGTACCCAAACTCTGGGTCTGTCGGCTCGGGGTGTAGCAACCACTTCGGCAAAAACCCATAACCCTCGAGCTGATCTTTAGTGATCCCCAACTGTTTGCACCGCTCGGTCACCGCGTCCCGGATGAGTCTGTCGTACGCCGGGGCATCCGTGTGCTTAATTGTCTGCTCTGTCAGCCCGTAGAGTGCTGTCTCATCCACAGCGTGACATTGCAGGATTGTGTCAAACCCGCCGTGAGACCGCATCTGCGATAACTCAGCTGGTGGTGCGTACGACTCTCTCGCATCGATGCCTGCGTGCACCAGCCACGGCAAGTCCGCTCTAAAGAAGTGGCCTCCAACTCTTGGACGCCAGTTCGCAGCGGGATCTGGCAGGAGCAGCCGCTTTAACTCTGTTATCGCCGCATCAATACTCGGCTTGAATGCCGGCACCCCATTCTGGTGTCGCAGGATCACCGCAAAACCTTCTTTATGTTTTGTCGAGAATTGGATCGTTCGAAGGTAGGCACCCTCGTCAGTCGGGTACGCTCCATCCCACTCCCCGTCCACAGCAATCAGGTTTCGCCACGGGTCCGTATCGTTGCGTATCTCGTCAATTATTTCCCGCAATTGCCGCTGCTTGTAGATATTGATGTGCCGCAAGCCTGTCTCTTGCTGACCTACCTCGATACCTCGTGTTAACCTGGCAAACGTACTGAACGTAGCACAGAAGTCATCCAGCTTTTCCGGTTGTAGAGCTACCGCACCAGGACTCTCCGCAACCATGACCCGGGCTGTCTTGAACATAGGCTCCCCGCCTGGGAGTGTCAAGTTAATGTACTTGTCAGCCACTCGTCCCAGCATGTCCCTGATGGTTTGTTTGTCTCCCAAAATAGCCTTAACAGCTTCAGACCCAAGACAGAGGATAAAATCTGGCTGCACCAGCCGCAGCTCCTGCTCAAGCAGGATCGCATTAGACTTAATGTGGTCTTTTGGTATCGCATGACTCTGGGGGTTTACAATCGGCCACTTCACTACAGGGGTCACGTACCAGGTTTGCGAGTCTGTAACACCTGCCGTCAGCATAGCTTGCTGCACCACTGTCGCCGCATCACTTACCAGGTGGCTTCTGGCCGCCATCTCGTCACGACCTGGGCACTTATAGATCACCATCACACTGGACCGCCTCGGTCCTCCGGCTTGGTAGACCAAGACCTGGTGAAACTTGTGCCCTGGAAGCATTGGCGCATCAACATAAGTCGACTTCAGCGGTACCCGCATTGTGAAGCGTGGGTCATAAAGCGCTCGTCTATACAGGTAATTCAGGGCTGGTCCGAATTCCTGTGGCTGTCCGGCAGCTCGGCTCCTCGCTGTAGCTGCTGTGGGCTGCGGATCCCCAAGTGCTTCCGCCATAAGCCTAAAGACGTGGCCCGGTGGAGGCATACCTGGGCTGTTTAACGGGTAGAACGGGTACTCTCTGTTGAACTCCTCGCTAACAGGTTTCCCCGCTAAAAGTCGCTGAAATTGCTCACTGTCTACAACGTTCTCAAACGAATTCATACAACACACCTTTCCTAGCTAGCTGGGCGCTGTTATGCGGACCCCTCTAGCTGAGCACTGTGAAACAATAATGGACCAGTTTACCTCTCGGGGTAGAGATCCGGGATCTGTGCCGTCTGGCAACCTCACTGACAATACTGGTGACTGGCTGCACGCGGCAGTCAGTCGCTGCAATGCAATAGCTGTCTCCTCTACCGCTTCCGGATCATAGAGTAGCACTATCGGCTTACCGGCACAGTTCACAGCCAGCAGCTGTGCCTGCTGCTGAGACAGGCTTGAGCCCATGGTAGCAACGCCAGGGTTACCAATTCTGTGTACGTCGGTAAGTCCTTCTGTGATGACAACACACGGACATTGCGAAGCCACATCAAAGTTGTACAGGATACGCTGCTTCTTTAGCCCTGGCATCGTGTAATACTTGGGTGTTGTCTTCCAGTTGCTCAGTTCTCCGAGGTGCCTACCCTGCCAACCCACATACTGCGAGTTGAACCACACAGGGAATATTATCCTACCTGCCGCCGTCGCATATCTGTCGCTGGCTGACGAGCAGTAGCCCGCCCCCCACTGCCTTAAACTGTCCAGCGTATATTGTCTCTCTACTAGCATATACTGCAGAGCTGGGTGATTAGGATTAGATACATATAAGTCAGCCAGCGGTAATACCACACCCGGCGGGGAGGCTTCTCGCACAGTAACAGCTTCTTCTGCTGTCGTCTCAGACTCTCGCACGCCGAACAAGTTATTACCTCGCTCACTCGCGTTGCGAAACCCGTAAATCAAATCGTAAAGTTTCTGCTGGTTTGTGCCCTGCGTCAGGCAGCTCTCGTTGTAACAGATAGCCAAAAACTTCATCGGCCACCCGTCGTGACCCACCTGCCCAAACATGTGGTTAACCCACAGTCTCTGCCGGGTATCGCGACAGAAAGGACAAGGTATCGTGTAATACTCTCCGGCCACCTCAACATTCAGTCTTGGTCGTTGTACCAGCATGGACTGCCTGGCTGTTGCGATGAATGGGAGCCCCTCGTTTGCTACACCCACTTGACCATCTGTAAGTGCCCACAACTTGTCATACAATCCTCTACATAACACGCTATGGCCAAGATATTCATGATGTCCTGCACCTAACATCTAAGTATTGCCGCTCCCTTCCAGTTCTGGCATAGTCGCCTGCGGAGGCATAGCCGATAAGTTTGTCCTCCTCGACAGTGTTTGAATGGCTCCAATAGCCGCAGCCTCTGTTGCGCTGAGGAACCCTGCTCCAGAGTCGCTCACCACGTACTGCGATGAAACATCCACCATAAGTGCAAACTCTGGGTGGATTTTTAGAATTGCCGGAGCCACATTCTCATTCGCCCTGTTACGGGTCTTTGAGAAGTTAAACATTCGGCAACCCGTCACAGGGTCGGCCACCCCGAGTACCCCGCATACTGCCATGTTTTCCGCAAAAGACTTCGAGTCCGCCGCGTCAGTATGTTTCAGTCTGCGGGTCGGTGCGCTTTTACCTATCTCGCCGTTGAGCTGGTGCAGCACCCAAACCGGGCACTGAAACCTCTCGGCGATCTGCTGACGCACACGACTACCGAAATACTTCAGCAATGGTGTTCTTTTTCCCTCGTCCATGCCGTTGGCGTGCATGTGCCTCTCTACAACCAACCCTGCATAATCTATGACAACCATAGAGACCTCCACATTGTCCAGTGACTCCACAAGTCTGCTGATATGTGCTTCAATCTCGTCGATGTAGCCGGTCCCCGCATTCGGATACTCCACAGATCCCGATATGTCCAGTACACGGAAGCAGGCTGTCAGGATCGGCCGTCTGAGTTCGTACCTCTCCCGCTCTGAGAGGACATGCGGCTGACCTCGCTGGTCTTCCCGCTCATACGGCAACAACGTCGCTTGCGTTGTCATGTTCGTGAATGGGTCTGGTACGCTGACCCTGTCTCGCGGGATGCGAAAGAATCCAGACCACACCTTCGGCCGCAACAGCACTGCAGACTCTTCAGCCGTTACATAGATCGAAATCTTAGGTCTAGTGTTGTTTTGTTGGGCCATAAACCAACACAACGACGCATTTGAAATTGCCAAATGCACACCCATTGTCGTTTTACCGCCACCTGTTGGACCCAGTAGACCGTACACCTCGCCCGCCCGCTGCCCGCCCAACGCGGTATCCATGAACGTAGTGCCTGTCGGTGTCAGCTCCAGTTGTGTGTTGATCGCGGTTCCAAATTCTGGCGCCATTTCAACTACTGGTAGGTCGGATAGGGTATTTGCCTCGCTGTGCAACCGTGTAGCTGCTTGTAATACGCCAAACAGATCCACCGGTACAGATTGCATCCCTGCGTTGTTTATGATTCTGCGTACGGGTGAAAACACACCCCTCGCAATAATCAGCCGCCGCAAAATGGTCCTGGCTAGCTCTGCGTTAGGTCCGCCTGTCGTCACGCTTGGGTTGGCTACAGCGTATAGCAGACCATACTCGTTGCGAATAAATAACGCCTGGTTCTGCTGTGCCATCAGGACAATGGCTGGGTTGTTGCCGAGCTCCTGCTGCACCACATAAACGAGTGACTCATACGTCACGCCACCATACTGATTCCACGATGCCGATATAGCCGCCCATGTCAGGCTAAGCAGTATCTCGTCGTCTCTGAAATAACTCGCCTGCAGCTGGCGGCTCGCCTCTGCAAACATAGGTTTATTTGTTCCGCATACAATCAACAAAAACTCAATCGCCGTTGAGTCTACTGCAGACTCGACGACAATAGGTCTCTGCGAATACGCAACAATGTCGCGTATCCCCTGGTCTTGCACTGCCATGGAGACATCCTAAAACAATTAGCGGCTACAGCCCCATTTCCGCACGAATTAAACACGCTGCCGTCTGCAGTTGCGCCGGTACGCCACTACAGAGTGCTCTATCATACTGCTCTGCTTCAAACACATACTGCACCAACGCTGACCTGAAACTGGCCACCGCTATGTGATTTATCGCCTGCTCTATGGCTACACAGAACCTGGTGAATGGCGTGATGACACACCCCGTGCGATCCGTCAAGGCGTACGAAAGTGCGTCACGCTCTGACCACCCCAGATTCCGCATCAACGGCATGGCCACCATACCGATCTGCGTCTGATCTGACTTTAGCTGCTTCCGAATATGCTCAACCCGGTCGACGTGAAATTGCTGCCAGTTCTCAGCCGCCCACTCTGAATAGAGCATGCGGGCAGCTGGAAAAGGTAACCCGCCATCCCTGCGTTTTGAGAACGCCTCGAACTGGGCTCTGATATACAGGTCTGGCGGTGCTTTCAGGTGCAGCAAATGGATAGCTAGTCGTTCCCAGGCATTCCTGCCAGCCCTAGCGGCTGACAGGGCTTTGTCACCATCTACGACCCGTATGCCGTAATCGCGGTACCTTGCATCCCCTAGCATTCTGACAGAGTTGCAATAAATGGCCCGAATGGCAGAGGCAAGCTCCTCAGCCGCCCTACCTATAGGAATCGAAGTGACTACTGCCGACGCTGCTGCATCATCGCAGTCTTCCGTCATTAACAGTATCGCCCTACTCATGGAATTCTCCTTGCTGGTGCACCTGCACTCAGCCAGCCTAGCTTCTTATAATGCTTTCCCCGCACTTCAGATCTTCGCAGGAATCGCTTATCGAAAAGGTCATAACAGTCTACCAATACAGCCCCAGTTTTGTCAGCGGCAATACGACTCAATCTGCCGGGTCCTTGATTATCGATGATCTCAGACGCTCTGGCATCCACTCGGTACAGGACGCGCAAATGCGGGAAGTCTACCCCGGTTGCCCAGACATCTGTAGCGATGACACGGCGAACCGTGCCTGTGGTGAACCCTTCGCGTAACTCGTCCCTGCGTCTTACAGTCATCTGCACAAAATTCTCGCCGACAAGGCCGTGGTTTTTGTACTTTACCATCTTCTCGGCCGTGATCGGTCCGTGGCACAATTCAAAATCTGGCAACTGTTTTGCCAGGTTTGCAGCGTGCTCAAACTTCTCGCACAGAATCAGTATCTGCGTATCGTCTGGGTAGCTCCTTCTGATGTCATCAACAATAAGCTGGTTTCTACCATGGTTAGACCAGACACCAGCCCGCATGGCCCGGGCATCCTGCAGCGAGGCGAAACCAGCTACAGGATTATCAGATAGGTGGATGTGAAGCCACCTGACGGTAATTGGTACAACAAGACCTAGCGCCTCCGCTTCCACATAACCCATCTTGTAAATACGAGAACCGAAAAGCACCTCCAGCTCTCGATCTGCCTGATCGAGTCGCATGTCGCACGTTCCAGTGAACCCAAAATTTCGTGTCGCACTCCAAGTGAAACCGATATCTCGGGAGTGTGTCGGGGCTGCCATCTTGTGGACCTCGTCCGCTAGCAGGAAGTCCGCATCACCATCTGATTTTTTCATGCTGTTCGCAACGAATACAGTCAGCCGGCTACCGAAGAAGTTCTGCCCTGCTCCGACCAATCCCACATTACTGTAATACTTTGTAAGGCGTCTACAGATGCTGCGAGCTAAGTCTGCACCAGGTACAGCGATGTGAAATTTAGCTTTAGGGTATAAGGCGGCCAGCATGGCAAATATCTCACCCTTACCGAACCCCATTGTCGCATCTACGATACCGCACTGATTTGCAGCTATCAACTGCAGGCACTGCTCCTGCCCTGGTCTGAACTCGAACATGCTCCTTAACTTGTCCCAGTTCGGCTCGTAGCATGTCGGCCGCACTCGCTCTGGTGACATGTCGTAGTACTCCACCGGCACACCACGACTATGAAGCCAACTATAAACTCTAGTTAGCATCCCAAACCCCGTGACAATAGCGCCGTAGTTGTCGTAACTAAACAGCCTTGTGCTGGTCACCTGCACATTTTGAGTCTCTCCGCTTGGTCCGTATCTGGCGTAACCTCTTAACAGCTGCACTTTTCCGTATGTTAGTTCAGCCTCCAGTGCTTCTTTAAGCTCTACTGGAGGGCTTTCCAGCTTGTCGTCGCTAATTGAAATCACTGTACCCGCTCTGCGTATCAGTATCCTCTGCGTCATAATTCCTCTGCCTTATCCAAGTCTTGCCTCTGTGTGTTTAAGCCAAGCCTCTGCATCTTGCTGCTTAAAACACAGCTGCGGGTCAAATATTCCTGTCATGTGCGGGTGGTTCACCGCGTACAAACTGTTATGCCAAACTCGAACAAGGAAGTTAACGAGAGCTCTAGTGCTGCGAAGTGCTTCCACCTCGTCACTTGTGGAGCTCTGAATTATGTCACGAGCGATTCTAGATACACCCTCTCGCATAACCAGCAGACTGTGCTCGTCGCGCCCGTTGTACACCATATCCAACACTTGGCTGCACTTGCTGTATTTAGGCGACTTATCCCCCGCCAGCACGGCGCAAATATGCCGAGGTGTTAATCTCAGGTATGTGTGAATCCCAACATAACCGGGTTTCCCTTCTCGCAAAAACCACCTCGGATCAAGGATGCTCTGCATTATACCACGCAATTGCGGTGGCGGCTCTGGCGTCAGAAAGCTCAACCCGGGCCAGAATGGGAGCGTTGTCGCCGATACGCTGCTGTCCGTCATATATCTCAGCACATCACAAAACGCAGCGTTCACCACTATCCAACCACCTGTGCTGGATCTTCGTTTACATCTTTTAAGTCGTTGCAGGATGCTGTCTGCAGATGTTGATGCGTTCTCTCTGTGCGTATTTGGCCCAGCTACGAGAATGGTGCAGCGGTCTCCGCAGCGTCTGTAGAGCTGCAAAATCAGGTCAGCGTTCCATAGTGTCCCCGTTGTAAAAACCTTGGCATAAGTTTTCCTTAATTCTGTAAAAAGCACATCGAGTGGGCCACAGTACTCCGAGCAGGTTAACCCCTGCGCGGAGACCATGATCTTCCCACTGACTACCGTAAACACAACAATTTCCGACATTACGTCAGCTCTATAACCTTGCTGAAAAGATGGTCTAGCCGTCTCTCGTGCGTCACCACGACACACTGCAGACCAGAAGATTCTGACATCCTTTTCAGGTGCGTAAACACTGGCTCAAACGCTTCAATGCGCCGAGAGTCCAGAAACGCTGTCGGCTCATCCAACAGCAGACAATTCACTTGTGGGATGATCGTCCGTGTCATCGCTAAACGAAACGCAAACGCCATCGCGACTTTCTGCCCCTGGCTCAGCCGCTGGGCTGGTTGCACTGTACCGTCGACGAACGATGCCGTAAAGGATGCCTCGTCTGCAACATCAATCCGGAAGTCCGCATCAAACAACTCCAGCTGCTGATTTATTGCACCACGGAGCCGCTGCAGGTTGGATTGCACGACAATTGCCGGGGCTGATTGACTGTGCAGTATTCTTTGTGTTTCCACAAAAATACCTCGCACATCACGTACAGCTCTGGCCTCTTCTTCTGCTGCCAGCGTTGCAGTCAGCTGACTCTCCAGCTGCAGAACACGATCAGCGAGCACTGTCTCCGTCGTGTTTGCCTGCTGAATAGCTGCGACCACAAGTTGCCACGTTGCCAAATCTGCAGAGATCTCCGGCTCCTTGCTGTAATCCACAACAAACGCCGACCTTGAGTCGATCGCTGCCTGTTTCCTGGTCGTTGCTTCCGTGAGTGTTGTAGTGGCTCGCAATACCTCCGATTGCCTTCCTGTGAGGGTGCTCTGCAGCTCCCGCAACGCCTGCCACAGTTGCTGCAGCTGCGTCACAGCATACACGACATCGCGACGATCCGATGGTGGTGGCACTGGTGGTGCCACCATAGTTTGCGACGCTGCCTGTAGTTGGTTCCGGCAGCTCTCTGAATAGGTTACGGCTTTCGTTAGACTTGCTTTATAAGCCGCCGCGCTGTCCAGTCGTCTAGAGATGGTGAGTCGCTCTGTTAATTTCGGCTCTAGGTCCTTCACCGCCTGTTGCTTACGTTCCAGCACGTGTGTACCTACCGCTCCGCACGTAGGACACTTATCGAACGCAGGCATATTGGCCAGTTGTGACAACACCGCAATATCTGTAGCTAGCTCGTTACGCCTCCCCTCATCCTGTCGAACTTGCTCGTCACTCAGTAACTGTTCCGGTGATGCCGTGTCTCGTAGTACTTGCTCCGCTTCTGTTGCCACAACACAAGCTGCCTCTAGCTGTGCCACATACTTGGAGGATGCTACTCTTACCGCCTCCACCTGATCGTACAACAGCCAAGCTTTGGCCTGCACATCAACGTACGCCTCATCTACGCCAGCTATTGCCATCTCTTTGCTGATAATAACTGCCTCCAGCAGCTTTACAGCAAGTGCTGCCTCTGCTGCCGGAGCCGTAGCCACGGCCTCCTGCTCTGTATACAGCGTCACATGCGTATCCAGCCTCTTGGAGAGCTCGATCTCCCGCAGCACTCTCTCACAGAGCTGTAACTCTGCTTGCACGGATGCTGCAGTATTCGGGTTTGCTGCGATAGCCTCCTGACACCGCCGCAGCTCCAGTCTGCAGTTAGTCAGCTTGACAGTTACAGCCGCCGAGTCTTCACTCATGACCGGCACCTCCATTCTGGAGATAAACCCGGTCAACTCTTGTAGGGCTGTCTCAGCCCTCTCCAAACGGAACAACTTCTGAAACTGCGACCGTCGGGCTGCCGGGGATTGGTCCAGAAACGAGAACAGTTCAGAGTGTGTCACTACCACCATAGCTCTCAGGATTTCCTGCGACACCCCGAGCATACTTTCGACTGCTGCCTTCACAGCTGCGTCGCCCGAGATCTCCTCCCTCCCGTTTATTGTCATAATTGCCGTGGGTGTTTTAGGCCTCAAATTGCGGCGGATCACAACTGTGCTGCCGCCGTGCTCAAACACGAGTTCCACGAATGACTTGGCGTTCTTCCCAGCTCGCTGATTGATGTTATCAGCTTTCACACCTGCCGTATCTATCTCGCCCGTGAGAGCAAAACCGACAGCGTTCAGGATGTTTGACTTCCCTGAGCCGTTCGCGCCAACGATTGCATTCAATCCGTCACCAAACACGATCACCTTGGATTCGTGTTGGCAGAAATTAGACACTTCCAATTGTATCAACCGCACGACTGCTGCTCCCTGTTTTGTATTTTTGCACAAACTCTGACAACACTGCTGGGCCGCTACCTTTAGCGGACTCAATTAGCAGTAACGCTACCACTTTCGCTTCTTCAGACACATTCTCAACCATTCCCACAGCTGCTTCCAGGGTTACCAACTCGCTAGCTGCAACTGCGGTAGCCGCCGCCTCTCTGAATTGTGTCAGCACAGCATCACCCGCTGTCCGACTGGCAATCAGGTGCACCCCGGCCGCCTTAGCTGCCGCCTGCAACACCACAAACACGTTGCCGCTCATGGAGTCATTGTAAGCGACGCTCACAATCGGCTGCCGAATATCCTGCGGGTTATGCGGGCTTGTGAGCTCACCAGCTCGCCGGATCATTGGTACCAGGCTAGCCAGCTCTTCCTCGTTTTGCAGCACATACCTCTGCACCGGTCTCGACAGTAACGGGATCCCTGTATACGTCAGAGACTGTCCTGTCGGTGACATTGTGGTGTGCAGCGTAAACACAAAGTGATTGCTGGGCTCATTTACGGCATTTACGCACACTGCCCCCGGTGATAATAACGAGACCGCTCCACCGTCTGCCGCTGATCCTGTGGACGCCAGCACCATGTGCAGATCGCCGCTCGCTACAGCTATCGCTCGTGGTAACCAGGAAGCCTCTGCTGTCTCCGATGACCCCATCTTGCCAAACTCTGCCCACGCTTGATGCGTAAACAAGATCTGAGCCTCTGCTGGTATGTGAGCAAGAGATTGTTTGAATACAGGTAGCGGCTGATAGTCCAACCCATAACAGGCGACCTGCTGCTGCCCATCCTGCGTCGGCAGATAGTGCACCTTCTCGTGCAGCCATATCGGCCACGCATGCACACTAGGCCACGGCGTAGCACAGTAGTCGTGATTCCCCTGGATGAAATACACAGCGATATTATGACTCTGCAGCTCATCCATCTTTTGACAGAAAACCTGCACTACCGTCGACGGGACGGACCGCGAGTCGAAAATGTCTCCCAGCAACACCAGCGGTAACTGCAGCTGTATCGCTATCGCCACAGCTTGGCTAAAAGCACAGATAGCGTCTCCAGTAATGTCTCTCCGAGAAACCCATGTCCTATCTGCCAGGTGCAGGTCGCCTACAATCACAGCGACAGCATTATTATTAGAAATACAATTCTCCACTACATTATCTCCTCTTCCAGTGTATTTGTTGGTTTAGACCCTACACAATTTTCCTGACAACAAAGCGGGCAGAGTGACACTCTACTAAGTCTTTGCTTCTTTACTCTACGCCACCTTCTACCAATGGTTAACAGCTGCGTGACCCGCGTATCTGAACTGGAAGATATGGCGCTCGCTGCTTTTACCATCCCTGAAATAAGCTCAGCTGTTGGCCCGACCCTCGGCCCGGCGCCTCCGAGTTTTGTTGTTAAACTCTCTGACGACGCTGCCTCCACCAGCAGTGAACGCATAGTGAGAAGCTTACTACAGCCACCACACAGCAGTCTGTTAATGTACACCTGCTCAAACATGGTTAATTTCACGGTTTGCTCTACCTCTGTTAAACCCGTGGCACGACTTGGTTATTAATAACCAAATATCGAGGTGTAAAACTTCTGCTCATTCTCGACAGATTTCACAGCTATTACGCCGCTGAGATGGCGCAGACGCAGCCGGGATTTTAAGGCCCCGGCTGCGTGATTGGTGTGCTCAGCCTGACCGGAGACGGAGCAACAGGTACCTCCATGGCAAGAGGTCCTGTGAATCATACACCGAAAATCGCTTATTCCTTAACTGTTTGGTCACTTTTTTGCATGACAACTCTCAAATACCCTGCCGGCATAATAAAGTCGTACTGACCCAGAAGTGCGTACTCTCGCGGAGGTAGCTCTTGCACAATCAGCGGGTTACTTGGTGGTGAGTCTGCGTCTGCCAAGAACGCGTCAACATATGGGCCACCCTTGTCATCCCCGTTGACAATCCGGATCGTCACAAGGTACGTGGTGCCCTCTGCTGTGATTTTGTCTTCCCAAAACCACAGGGTCTCCCCCGCCCCCTTCTCGGCGACTGCGGTCTTAGCGCTCAACCACCGCCGAGCATTCGCCAGCTCTTCCGGCTCGACATCGATGATCCACGCTTCCAGACGCGGTAGCACAGCGTAATTAGCGTTTGAAGGTGCCAGTGGTAGCGGTGAGTCACAACTCGTGACTGATGTCGCTGCAATGTCCTCCAACCTCTGCCCACCGTCTTCCAGAATGTCTACGTAGCCGCGACCACCTTCCTCTGTGAAGGTCAACACAACAGCCCGGAACTGCACACCGGATGGGTGCGTGTAGATCACACGAGCACCCGGTGCAAACACAGCAGGTCCGCTGCTCTCAGTCTTTTTCCGAGTTTTCTTCGTAGTCGGTGCTACTGGTGCTGCTGCTGCTGTCGCCGCAGGTACAACCGCTGAGCCCTCTGCTGCCGCCGCAGACGCCTCAGGAGCTGCCTGAGCCTGATTCTGAGCCTCTCCAGCCACAGAAGCCTCCACAGAGCCTCCTGTGGTTTCTGGTGCGGCTTCTGCTGTGGTAGCTGCTGCCGGTGTATCGGTCGTGTCGAATGCCCCATCCATGAACATTTTCTGCAGATTCGGGTTATCCACCCACTGCAGCAACGTCAGCGGGACTGCCGTCTGAGTGGATTCGGCTTCGCGAACCATGTCGACGTACAGAGCCAGGTACCCAATCACTTCCTTTGCCGACCACTGCCGTACGCCCAGCTTGGCGGCAGTTGTCTTGGCTCTCGGCAACCGAGACGAGATGATCAGCTCGGGGATTGTGTTCCCTTCTGTGAGGGGATTTGCAAACGGCGTATACATCTGCAGGAACGTTTCGAACGGGAGCGACGGGGTCAGCATTCGCATGAACAAATACAACGTCACCAACTCAATCTGCTTTGCGTCTCCTCGAAACGCATCGCAACCACCCTGCTTACCAAACTCTGCTAAAAGTTGAGGGATTGTTTTCATCTTCTACCTAACTGCTTTCTGTTTGTTGGAATTCACCACTACGACTGTACTGAGAAATTTTAACCTGCTGCAGAACCCGATTGTAGGCCAGCAGCAACTCGTCGTCTGCGGTCAGCCACTCCGGCCGATACCTCAAGACTCTAGCGAACCACGACCGAAACTTCGAGCGATGGATCGCTCTGCTCGTCCACATGTTTTCATACACCACCCCATCTTTGGTTTTGCAGACGGGTTCCATGTTCGAAGTGAGCAAGAGCGTAGGTGGTACCGCAACATGCTGACTGACCGTCGTGAGCAACGTGAAGATCTCCACGTGCAGCTGATACTGGCCGACTTTGGTCTTGGTAAACCAGAACCGCACGCTGCGAAAATAACCTTTCAGAGACTTCGCGTTATCTACAACTTTGCCGCTCTCTCTCTTTCGCTGAATGTCCCGCATAACGTGCAGCGCTGCAGCTTCCAGATCCACCACCGTACTGTACGTGTACCGATGCCGTCGAACAACTACCGTCATAGCTCTGTGAGATATACCTAACCTCGGGCCGAACTGGATGGCTTTGCAACAGGCCTCAAACATCTGCCAGGCTTTGCGGGAATAACAGAACGGGCAAATCCGAATCATACCACAAGCCCAGCTGTGGGGCGTCACGCTGACTGTCAGCGGTCGACAGTTGATTCGCGTGTTCCATGTGGAGTCACAAGAATTATAGATCGCAGCTCTGCGGATCTTCTGCGCTGCCTCCGCCCACCGAAATCTCGCACACAGGATTCCATTCCAGACTTTCGTTTCGTCACGTGGAGCTGCTCTTCTAGTCGCTGTGCGAGCCACCGCGCTCAAGATGTACGAATGAAAGTTTGTTCGCTTCCCTCTGTGATGCTTACCCGGTCTGAACCTGGTGACTGCCAAGTCACCTTCTCTGGGTGTCGCAGGTTGTGGTGTTAAATTCGCTGAAGCTGCTGACTCATGTGTCGCTGGTTCAGCTTCTGGTTCTGGTTGGTCTGCTGGCACTCCCAGCTGTGTGTCGCCTGTGTCGTCATCTGTGGGATCTGTGAGATCTGTGTCGTCTGTCATGGTATCTGCTTTCTGTTTGCTGGTTTATGGTTACTCGCTCTACTGGCGTCGCAGATATGAGACCTCTGCGCAGGTATTGGTTATTCGTATCCACGATTAGCCCTCCCCGGTGCTCAGATACGATGCCTCTGAGCTGGCGATGATGTGTCGCGGATGTGTCGCTGACTACTGTACAGTAGATGTGCGTTGAAAGACCCGCCACATTGTGGGGCTATATGTGGCCGGAGCGCTAGCGACGAAGCCTCAACATATAGCCCCACGCATGTGGTACTACTCGCTAGAGTAGAACCCGGAATATCGCCTAAATGACCTTTTTTTGACCCATTTTTCATAAGTGATTTACTGGACTTTTCACATTCTGATCAACTTGCGACACATTAACGAGGCGACACACAGCTGTACAAACGTCTGCTGCGTTTGTTGATTTCTGCTGTACGGCGCCGTACAACGCAGTTTTGGTGAAAATCGTGAAGTTGCACCCTCGTTCATGTCACTAATCTGTACAGATTAGCCGGTACATCAGAATTGGGGTTTAGACTGTTTGGAATGCTGTAGCCGGTGTCCCGTATGCTGCTGTGTGTTCAGTCTTTTGTTCATTACTGTACGACATTTGCAGCTACGAGGCCTCTGTGGGGTCGCTGTCAGATCACGGTAGTGGCTATCTCCGTCACTTCGCAGATACGAAGCCTCTGCGGGGGCGCGGTGACTTGCGCGAGGGTAACAATCCAGCAAGGTTATCGGTGATCGGCTCGTGGTTCTCGTCCTGCAGATACGAAGCCTCTGCGGGGGCACTGTTGGATTTACTGTGCTCGACACACGTCTCTCTTCGAGTCCGCGGATATGCGGTCTCTGTTACGTGCGTGTTACGTGCGTGTTACGTGCGTGTTACGTGCGTGTTACGTGCGTGTTACGTGCGTGTTACGTGCGTGCGATCTTCAGGCTTGCATCTCAGATACGACGCCGCTGAGGGGGCACTGTTACGCGGACTGCTGCGATACGTCGATCTGCAGATACGAAGCCTCTGCAGAGGCATTGTCGGATCCCATCGACCATCCATCCGCAGATATGAGGCCTCTGTGGTGGCACTGATACGCGGACTGCACCGGTACTCGGATCTGCAGATACGAAGCCTCTGCAGTGGTATTGTTGGGTTTGCTGTGCTCACTGCTGTTGACTCCAAGTCCGCAGATACGAGGCCTCTGTGGTGGCATTGATACCATACGAAAGGTGGGCGCAGTATGTCTGAGGGTCTCAGATACGAAGCCCCTGAGCGGGCACTGATACGCAAACTGCATAGGCACTTGCCTCTGCAGATACGAGGCCTCCGCAGAGGCACTGTTGGGTTTACTGTGCTCGCAGCTGTCGAGAGTTTTGATCTGCAGATATGAGGCCTCTACAGCGGCACTATTTGAGTCCGTCAGGCGAGTGAGTAAACATCCAGCGGACCCGTCATAGGGTCCTCGAAATCCAGCTCACTGATGACCCGGGCTGCATTCTGAGCAACCGTGAGATCTGCCGGTGTTAGTTGGGCTGCTGAGCACATAGCCACACGAGACAGCCCAGCAATGAGATCGGCTGCCCAGTTGAACCTGCTCCGCTGACGGCTTTCCCAGTGAAAATGGCAGACGTACCCCAACGTTCGCAGGTATCTCAAAGACGCCCAGAACGCCCCGTGTTTGCGAGGTACTCGCATATCGTTCGCCATGGCGGCGTTCCCCCAGGTTGCGACAACCTGGGAATCTGTCACGACATGCACGTTGAGAAACCCTTGAGACTCAAGCCGGGCTTTGCCGTACTGTCCGTCAAACCAGTTGAGTAAGCTGAGATACGGCATGGTTTCCGCAAGATTGATAGACCCTGCGTTCATGGCTCCGAAATTGACTCGTCGTCCCTTGGTTTGGTTGTCAATTAAGATCCCCGCCCACCCGCACGGCCTGTCCACAGCGTTTCCGCTGCCATCTCCGAGTAGTAGTAGATCCCAGACAGTAATACCGAGACGTTGCAATAAGGGTTGCAGCGGGTCTAGCTGCTCCAGTTGGGGAGATCTACCTTCCGATGTTGGGGTGGTTTGTTGTGGCTGCAATGCTGCTCTCCATTTTCTGAAGATGCTTAGCCTTTTCGGCCATTAACGCATCTGCGGCTGACAATAACGTAGCCTGCTTGGTTTGTAAAAATTGCTGCAGCGACAACGTTTGTTGCTGCAGTCGTATAATCTCACTGGGTCCGCTTATGGGGCCACCTTGCCCAGTAACAAAGACCGTTGGCAGGTTCTCCAGCGGCGGCTGCCATGATAGTACGATAGCGGCCGACTGCAGCTCGGGATAATTGCTCAGCAAAGATTTCAGAAAAGTCTGAGATCCTGCCGCTACACTCTCCCAGAACAGCGGTTTAATGCTGACAGTGTCATCAGAATTTGTCGGTAACTGCGACATCGAAAACCTTACCTAAAAGAGTCAAAATACGCGTTATGGCCAAGCTGTAGACCGGAAGCCGTAACAGTTCTTGCGCCCAGCTTGGTGTCATCGCGGTTATCAATAACCAAACCAGAATCCAAAAAGGTAGCTGATAACGCTGACAAAACTTGCAAGTTAACAGCTCTGCCAACAAACACGGGCACCAGGCATAGAAGACAGCCGGCCCTGTTTCCACAGTGACCTCTGGCAGCTTCTCCAACTCAGCTACAAATGCGTCCGTACCCTCGGGATCGTCACACCGTTCTGTGACCTGCCTAACAACTGTCCGCCAACGCTCGAAAATGCTGCCGTTAGCCCACACGTCCATCGCGGCACTGGCTGCAAGTCCTGCTAAAACCAGATCTGTTAAGGTTATAATCTGAATTCTCCTCGGCCCCAAAGTTGCGTGTGGCCAGCATCCGGTTGCGTGATCTGTGCCTGTCTGGCAATATCAGCACCCGGGAAAGGGTACGCCAATGGTATGTTGTGAATAGGGTGTCTGGCTGGAGCTAGCCTGCTGCCTCCGCCTGTGGTCGCAGAAGCTTTCCCTTTTCTCATCATGTACAATAGAGCGCTGCTGGACACACGCATAAAGATCCCCTTCAGTTACCAAGACAGGAATTTACACCCTGCTGTAGATATTATGAGACACAAGCCAAATCATGAAAATCACCGGATCTGTTGTGATAGCATACAGTATACCTGCTGCTGCCGTACACCATAATGCAGATTTACCGATACACAGCCACTCCAAATACGAATCACCAGTAGTAAACATTATGACCACCTCTAAAAATAGTGCGACAGACCGCAGCGTCATAAAATCTGGACGCAAGAACGGACAATCGCAGCTTACTGTTTCTGAACAACTCCATCACCTTAAAAAATTCGCAGCCGCTGGCGGCTTACACACGATAGAGCCACTGCTGCCAGTATGCCTGTCGTTAAATGGTAAGCCTTACGACCTTGAAGACCATTTTGCATTCTCTCCGATCTATAAAACCAGGATGCCGTCCCAGTGCGTAATTGTCAGCGGGCGACAGGTTGGAAAATCCGCCAACCAAGCTGCCCACTCCGTACTTCTGTCTAACCTCCGATCATACTTTCGTACACTATTTATAACGCCTCTGTATGAGCAGGTACGGCGTTTCTCTGCTAACTATGTAACCCCGTTTATAAATCAGTCTCCAATTAAATCTTTGTGGACAGGAACCAATACGCAGAACTCTGTATTGAGTAAAACCTTCCGTAATAATTCGTTGATGACATTTTCATTTACCGGCACTAATTGTGACAGGGTTCGCGGTGCCTCTAGTGACTGTGTTATAATCGACGAGATTCAAGACTTTGACAGCGACCACTTCCCTATTATCAAGGAGACTATGTCTCACTCCGAATGGGGTATATCCAGGTACACGGGAACACCCAAGACACTTGACAACACCATACATGGGTTATGGAAAAGAAGCTCACAGGCGGAGTGGTTCGTACCGTGTGGTTGCGGTGTCGAGAATATCCCGTCTCTGGAGTACCATCTGGAAGCCATGATTGGACCGTTCCGCAATGACATTAGTGAAAATGCACCCGGTACTATTTGCTATAATTGCCGTAAACCGGTTAACCCACGAGGCGGTCACTGGGTTCACCGGTACCCGGATAGGCGGTGGGATTTTGCTGGGTACCATATACCGCAGCTTATTATGCCTTTGCACTACTCCAGCCCCAGAAAATGGGACGAGTTGCTCGCTAAACAGCGGGGGTGGGGCAACTACACACAAGCCAGGTTTTATAACGAGGTACTGGGTGAGTCTGTTGACGCAGGGCAGCAACTTGTTTCCGAGACCGAACTAAAGAGGTCGGCTAGTCTGCCGTGGGCTAACAATACCAGCAAACCAGACAAGCTCATGCTGGAGCATCTGAGGCATTACACCACCAGAGTACTAGCTGTTGACTGGGGTGGTGGTGGGGAGGCCGGCGTCAGTTTCACGACACTCGCGCTGCTCGGTTTTTCTCCGGATGGGAAAATACACTGCTTGTGGGGTAAGAAGCTGGTCGCATCGCAAGAGCACCTACGAGAAGCCAAAGAGATTATGCACTGGATGCAGATATTCTCTCCGGATTTTCTGGTGCATGACTACACTGGTGCGGGTGTTGTGAGAGAAGCTGTTCTGGTGCAGGCCGGGTTCAGGTTGGATCGGGTTATGCCAATCGAGTATATCCGGGCTGGTATAGGGAACATGATGCGGTATATCCCACCCTCGATTCTTCACAACCGTGGTCGTTACAGGTTGGACAAGACGCGATCACTACTGTGGACTTGTCAGGCGATAAAGTTGGGTTTTCTTACGTTTTTCGAATACGACCACGTCAATGACGACAACCCAGGACTTCTGCACGACTTCCTGGCGTTGGTAGAATCCAAGACCGAGAGCCGACTGGCGGGGGACATCTACACGATCGTAAGAAACCAGATGCTCTCAGATGACTTCGCTCAAGCGATCAACATTGGTTGTTGTGCGTTGTGGCACATCAACGGAGCCTGGCCGAATTTTGCAGACGCCGCGGCAGTGGGGCAGATCTCTATTGAGGGATTGCGGGCTTTCGATAATTGTGAGTGGGATGATGTGTCCGGCAGCAGTATATTCAACACCACGCAGTAGCCCGCTCTTCGCTGCTATCTTCCATTATTTTCCTTTAACCTGTATTATGTGACACTTCGAACACCGGCTAACAGGTTGCCGATTCTACCCAGCTCAGGGAGCACGTTATGCTTATCGTAGATCAATCAACAGATATCAGTGGGCAGGTTCTGCGACAGATCGCAGCAACACACCCTCTTCCTCTTTTCGTAAAGTCTGCAGGAGAGGCATCTAATCTGGGAGACACGGAGGAGCTGGCTGCGCATATTTACGCTTACCAACAGCAGCGGATGTTCCCTTGCCATACGAAGTCGGCTACGTGGTTATCTGCTGCGTATTTTGCCCAGCAGCAAGACTCTGTACACCCAGCGGACAGGCCGCAGATTGTAGATCACCTACAGAAGCAGGCTAATTTCTTCAACATCGGCCCAGTCGTTGCAACGATCCTTGCCGCACCTGTGTTTGAAGAGGAGTCCCTCCCGGACAGCAGTTACGCGCTGATCGTCAAGACCGCAGATGATCGCACGGAGCGGCTACTTCCTTTGCGGGATGCAGAAGAAGTGAAGGTTGCCGCGGACTGGTTCTACGCTGGGTGGAAGGATATGCCGTTCGATATTCGGCACGAGATCGCTACACGTATCCACAGCAAACTGGCTGAGAGTGACACCACAGAGAACCACGAGCAGCTCGAGAAGACAGCCGGCATGGGTTTCTGTGACAAGGATGATATTGTGAGTGCGTGGGCGGTGCGAGGGCTGTTGACCCGCTCAACATTCCCCGAGCACTCCAAGCAGGCGATCGAGATCGCTGAGACCGTCAGGAAGGCTGATATTGATCTCCGGGATACCTCTCTCCGGATCAAGATGGCCGCCACAATGGATGATTTCGATATCGCTACGAATCTTCGCAGCCGGTATTGTGACACCATCACCTGGCCAGAGAACACACTGTTCCACATCACTGAAAAGCAGGCTATGGCGTTTGTTGATGACCATGTCATGCTGTTGAATGGGTCTGTGTACAAGAAAGCAGATCTCGCCAAGATCAGCAGTGGTCAGCTGCAGGACTGGCTTGGTGATGCTTTCGCAGACAAGTGCGGGGGTGTGCTGCCAGACCCGGAAAGGATTGCGAAAGCTGCTGCAGCATTGAATGAAGACAGCACGCGGCTGTTTAATAAACTGGCACAATCTGCCGGTATCTATCCGACAGCTGTAGGTCCGGAACCAGTGCCGTCACTGTCACAGGCGCAAATTGACAGTTTTGCCAGTAGCTATATGCCGGTGGTGTGAGCATCAAACACCTGGCGGCTATTGCTGCAGCCGCCAGGTTTGGTTGAGTATTCTACACATCTGCCTGAATTGTGACGTGTGTCACTGACGTGTTACAGATTTGCTTTGGCTGTAACACTGTCTCCCATCTCGGATCCCGGTCAGACCAGCAAAACCTGCATTTAGCGCAGGTCATGGTTGTTGCCAGCTGCACACCGTTTTCTACAGGGCAAACCATCACACTGTTACCCTTCTTGAGTACAGTCTTGGTGTTGTCTCGAAAAATCAGGTCTGCATCTTTTGGTGCTGCGGCCGCATCTGCGTCATCAACAGCTAGGTACGCTCTGCGGATTCCTGCGATATACGGTGCCGCAGAATCGTCTCGGTCCATTGACCACCAGAGTTGCATGTTTGGTACAGCCCCCAGCTTCAAGAGAGGGATCAGGAGCTCCTCTACACGCCAGGATCTCGTGTACGCGTAGAATTGCACGTTCTTCAGGTTCTGGGCGACCTCGACCCATTTTCGGATGTAGTCAGGGCTGTAGAAGTCCCCGCTGACATGCACGCGAACCACATTTACACACATTGAGCTTATCTTTGCTGTGATCCAAGCTGCGAAGTTCTCTGACTCCGCCAGATCTTTGTTCTTTTGCAAAATGTCGATGTTTCTCGGCATGCGAAAGAAACCGGCTTTTGCGTAACACAAGGCTTTGCACGTCGCTGTCTCTCCGGGACACGTGTGGGCCGCACCAGCAGGCAATGACCATGCCCCGACAGTGCGGCCCAGTTTGGAATTTCCGAAGGTGACAGCCGAGTGAGTTATCATACATTTACCTACTCAGCGGCACCCGGCAACACATTAACCCATATCAATAGCACGGGTTGGCCGCTGACGATCTTCGCCATAACGATCCCTCGCTACCTGCAAGGGTTGTGATAAAAAACGCTTTAAGTCTTCCTGCTCTGTCAGCCTTTGCGGGCTGCTCCATGGTCGCACCTCCGTCGGAGCATCATGACGAACAGGTGTTGCTAACAAATACGACCGCACGAACACTGCAACAGAGTTAGGTAGTGCGACACCGATACGTAAACTGGTCTGCAGCATAGAACGTATAGCTGGTAAGTTGGCTAACCACCTCTTAGCCTCTATCCCACCAGTCATACTCGCTGCAACGAAGTAGTCCGGGTCTTTGCTGTGCAGGGATAGGCAGTTAGCCACAGCCCAATTGAGTGTGCTATACAACAATTCCGGAGCCATCTCAGTTATCCGAACCTGCACTGGCGAGCCTGCGGGTCCTGGTAGCGTCCAGTTCTCTGCATTGTGCCAATCTGGCACAATCTGGGTAGCGGATAAAGCAGCTATGTTGCTAACTGCTGCTCGTCGAGCAGGTGTGGCGACCGGCTGATGGGTAGGTACAACAGGTGCAATAGATCCTCCTCTACGTTGACTGTTATGTGGATTGACAGTACTGTAATTGGGTGGGCTATTACTAGTACGAACAGGCTGGGTTGCTCGAGTGCTTGACGACAGCCCAAAAGCTAAATTCAGAACATGTCGTTGATGCTCTCGCTCCGCAGCTTGCGTGTTGGTATCGGCATTGGTTAAGGTAGGGGTAACTGAGTTTGCAACGGCAAGGCTATCCTCGCTAGCACGTCCTTCTGCAACCTCCAACCTGATTCGCTCTTCAATTACGACTTGAAGTTGTGCCGGGGTAGTTTCCGCTAGAGACCTACGAATCAACTCCCTGGACACGCCAGTCATGATCACTAGCTGATCTTCTATAATCGCTAACCTTCTCTGTCTTACAACAGGGCTGTTATCGTGCAATTCAGCAACACTCGCAGCAATGTCCCTGAGTTCCTCGATAGATGCTAACCAGCGTAGTTGCACAGCGTCCCGCTCACTCGCTCCGCCGCCCTCCCAGCTCCAGCTAGTGGACTGACCACGTTGTTGTGGATAATTTCTTCCCCACATATCTCTAGTAGCTTGTGCTACTTGCTCTGGGGTACGTCTTGCACCACCCGGTTGTGCCCTGCTGCCAGCGATTGTCATGTCCCGTTCCCTCTACCTGCCAGCAGGTTACTGCAAGCAGAACTAAGATTCTACGTCATCGTTATCCATGAACAGCATCGCTCGGGACGGGCGACCCCCGTTGAGCTGCTGCATGGTACGTTCCATCTCCTCTGCAGAAGACACCTCTGCGCGGATCTGGCCGATCTGGCTTCTGAAGGTCTCAGCAATCCGCGGTATTGTGCCGTCCACTGCCCGCAAATCTGCTGGTGCAACGTTGTTCAGAAGTGTCTTCACTTCTGCCATCTGTTGCAATAATCGGTCCGTTGCTACAAATTTGAAATCCTCCAGCTTCTCCAGGGCTCGTCGTACTGTCTCAAATGTCCTAGCAGTGACACGCCCGTTGCGAGATATCAGATTCTCCACATTTTCCAGTGTGCGTGCAAGCTCCTCTCTAGGTTCTCTGATCATGCTGGCGATAGCCAGCTCGACCTGCTCTGTGCATGCCTGCCGGATAACGTCCGCGTGCTCGTTCAAATCACCCAGCGACAGCACAGTAGGCTGCCCTGCTGTATCTGTAGCCAGTTCCATTGGCGTAACACTGAGGTTGAACTTGCCACGCATTGCCGCAGTTGTCTGTGGAATACGTGCTCTGATAGCATCCCAGCACGGGCATTTGGCCTCAAGCTGCTGCATGATGGATGCGTAGTCTGCAGTGAACGCATTCACAGCTTCCCAGAAGCAGTAAGCTACGGACTGCTCTGTCTTGAGCGGATCGTACACTGGTGTTGCGTCACCCAGCCGCTCAATCGGTGTAGCAGCACCCAGTCGCTCCCGCAACCTGCCCAGTTCGTAAGAGCTCATCAGCCCGTCCTCGCCTCTCGCAAGCTGATACTTGAGCGAGCCGATAGTCTGACCAAACAATTGCCCCATGAAGGACGAAACGGCAGACTTCGGGATAATCCGTACACCATTTACAGCGAATCCTACGCTGAACCGATTCTTCAGTGCAGAGATTCTCGCTGTGATAGTGTCAAACCTGGCTTTCCACGGTTTGTTGTCCGCATCCACAGGAAACTTGTCGGTCATCAGTTTTACACGTGGTGTTGTGACAGCTTCTGTCACAATACGTCCGCCGACATTTACCTCGGCACCTTTCGGTAATTGAATGTGGCCCCTCCACACACTTAGAGTCGGGGACATCAACACGACATTCTCTGTCAGGAAGGTCGTGCTTACATCTGTTTCTGTTGTCATCGGTTCGTCTTCCAGTACCGGCATGGTACCACCTCCTAAGAATTTGATAGTTCGCAAGGTTTGGTTACTGATAATGCTGTCAGACAGCTGTCTGAACCCATCCTCAGTCCTCCCTCCGCCAAAGTTTTGGTCCAGAAATCTGCATGTCTAGTCCCCTCTGTTTCTTGTTATCTCGTGGTGCTGTTACACAATTTTTTACCTGTGCAGTTGACCTGCCTCAAGTTCAGCGTATAGTGCTAGTCATGCCTCTGCAGAGGCTTCATTTCTGCAGACATACGCGCGGCGGGATGTTGTTAGCAACCAACCAGTCAACCTCTGCCGTTAACGCAGCGGTGTTGTTCGAGAACGGACCCAATACTGGTCCTTTAACCGGCAGCAGATCTGCCCACCACAGCTCCCTGTACGCAGAAGCCAGCGTTATTCCATCATCTGAATACTGGCAAAAGCACCCAGCTTCCTGATCCCGATCGCACAACCAGCGAACAGCTGCTTTGCTGAGTTCTGCACCTGGCTCAACGTGCGAGGCCCGGTTAGTCTCTGTTTCACCGAGCGTCTTGAGAACCTTATCCATGTCTGGGTTGTAGATACCACGCACATGCTGCGTGTTGGACGACAACCCTGTTCGTGGTATCACAATGACCGTCTTCTTGTCTGCCACAGCTTCGCCCCAAAAAAAGAAAGGCTGCGGATAAATATCCGCAGCCAGGGTAATTCAAGTTGCAACACACGGCCGCCAAGCTGGCTACTCGAGACGGGTCTCGATTTGTGGCACTTTGTAATAGTCTTCCGTCAGTGTCTGCTCCGTTGGAGCTTTGGAGACGGCCTCTTCAAACATCTTCGTGACGTCCACACAGGACGTCCCCTCCAAACCACCGACGTTGTAGGTGATTGATCGATCTCCCCGCGAGAGCCCCTTGCGAGGTATTGCGATTGTGATTGTGAACGGCATCTGGAACCTGCTGCTTGAGTTGGTAGAAAAACGGCCAGTGTGGTTACACTGGCCGCGGATTGAGCTGTCTCACACCTGCTGTACTGCCTAGTAAGACGTTATGGTCTGAACCATGTCGCCTTTTTCATCCACAGTCTGGTCGACCGTGTAACCAAGCATCTCTGCCTGTTCTCGTGTGACTGTCGCTGCGTAGTTCTGCAGCAGATGGTCCAAGCAGTCCTGCTTGCCCCATGTTTCACCGTAGTTGTCGTAATGCGCCTTGCCGGCACCGTCAAAAACAACTGGGTAATTCCAGGTTTTGAACTTCACAGCGTAGCCGGTCACCAGTGTGCCGTCGAACATTCGGTGCTCGCTGGCGGACTGAGAGCACTCTGCTCCGACCGTTGCTGCAGCCAGTTTCAAGGCGTTGATGTTCGTGACATCTACCGACTTGACTGTAGTCGTATGTGACATGTAATTCGTCTCCCTGTAAGTGAAAGAGGAGCCGCTACACATGTAGCGGCTATCATGAGTGGTCCTGTTAAAATCGTAGACACATAGTCACAGCAGGTCTAGTTGTCTATAGACCGGCGGCGGACTCGCGGAGATCCTGTTGTGACAGGTGCAACCGCTATTGGTTCGCTTGCGTACCCGGTCACAGGTGTCGCTTTTGCACTGCAGAACGCCTGCATTTGCTGGATAGTTTCCTTTTCTGTTTTTGCCATCGGGTTGATGCTTGTGATGGCCCTCAACAACTGCGGCATTGTTGGTACGCCGTTACCGTTCTCCGCCATAGCGATATGGCGGGCCTCCTTTACTGCCTCCTCCAACTCGGAGCCGACAAACGCGTCGCTGATTTCGTCGAACTGCCGCCAGAACTCATCTGCGAGTCCAAGCTGTGCAATATCCACACCACGCTTCCGCAGGTGCACTGTCAGGATGTTTCTGCGGGCCTCCGTTGTTGGTAGATCCGTATAGAACATCTTGTCAAATCGGCCCGCTCTCAGCATTTCCGGCGGGATCCCATCTGTTCGGTTCAGTGTAGCGATCACAAACGTCCGAGAGGTGTTCTCTGCCAGCCATGTTAGCAGAGCTCCAAAGATTCGGCGAGTCACGCCAGAGTCGCCGCTGGACTGGTGAGCATTCCCCAGAGCTTTGTCAACCTCGTCTAGCACAAGGACGCACCCATTCTGCGCATCCAGGATTTTCAACGCCGCTCTGAGTCTGGCTTCAGACTCGCCTACCAGTGAGCCAAACACCGCTCCGATATCCATGCTGTAACCCGGCAAGCCGAGCTCCACGCAGGTGGCTTTCGCCAACTGGGACTTACCAGTGCCGGGAATACCCAGAACAGCCACACCGCGAGGTGGGTCGATCTGGTGCTCCTTTGCTGCACTGGAATACGACAACTTACGTCGTCGCAACCACGCCAGGTACGCGTCGAAACCGCAGAGATCGCTCATATCCGTGATCTGCGACGGTGGAATGAATGTGAGCACCTCGGACTTCTTGACCACCGCCGCTTTTTCGGTCATCAGTGTCGGGATAACCTTCTCGTGCCCCAACGACTTGAACTGCGTGATACAGCGTGCCAAGACGTTCTCAGCCTCGAGGTAAGTCAAACCAGCCAAGTTGTCGACAACTGCGTCCCTGCGAGCTGGTGTGAATGTCGCAATGTCGGCGGCTGCTCCCGTAGAGGCCTGCAGTGCTGTTTCCTGCAGCCTGTCCGCCAGCTCCTTGAATGTCGGAGCGTCCGGCAGGGGTAGAGACGAGACTGAGATATACGGCCGAGCCTTCATATCCAGATCGACGTTCGCTGAAACAATAAATAGCGGGTGACGGTACCCCTCCATAGTCAGCCGCTGTCTGGCGGCCAGGTAACACAACTTTTGGCGGATCAGCGGGTTCTTCATGAAGTCGTCCAGATCGTGAAACACAAACAAGCACCTCTTCGGGAAGTTCTTGCTTGCGTTTGCCGCGGTCTGCGGCACCGGGATGATGGCCTCCAGTGCTTCAGATGGGTTCCTGTACTTCGCGTCCTGAAACTCGGTCGGAACGTGGTTGATTCCTTCCAGGAGCCCGATGTAGGAGTAAAACCCTCGTACAGGATCCCAGCAGACCATCATGTTGTTCAGGAATTTTGGCTCCCTTTCCGTCTTCGTCATGTCTATTGCGACGCTGCGAAGTAGCGTCTCAGCCTGCAGAAGTTCGGCTGTCTGGATATACAAAACCTGGTAAGCTGCGCGAACTCGGCAGATCAGGTCTATTCGTAGATCCGCAAGCTGTGAGCGTACGGATGCAGACGAGTCTGCCGGCGTTACTGATTCCACTGTGGACATAATCTATCTCTCTCTCATCGGATCTGTTGGAGCTGCTTTACAATCTCTGCCGAATCTCCATTGATTAACGGAAGAGACTGCAGCTGCTGCGTTAATTTTGCAATGTTCTCTTTGAGCATCTGATTGATGCTATCTGTCTTGCTGTTCTCAAATCCGATTACGGCAGCTGCCATCTCCGGATCCTCACTGAACGAGCCAATATCAAACGGAACTCTGACGTTTGCTACTATACGTAGAACGTCTGGAGGTGTCACTATCCCCTCCATATCCAGTACAGCGCTGATGTACCCGACAATCTCGTCACTAAACGGGTTATCAGTTTCTGGAGGCATCAGCAACATGGATTCTGTGATGCCCCAGGAACACTCAGCTGCATCTGCTGGATCCCACAGTTCTGGGTTAAACACACCACCAGACAGCACATTGCAGTGCATGACGAAGTCTGGCAAGCTATTGAAGAAACTGTCTGTTGTGAGCAGAGTTATGCCGGACATAACCCTGCTCAGCAACGGCTCTTTGAGGGGTATATTGAAGTCATCTGCAATTTCGTGTCTGATGGTTTCGGGTAGCCAATCGAGCAGCTCCATCCCGTACACATCCAACAAACCTATGATGGCAGGTGTCGTAAACAGGCTCTGATCTGTCAGAACCTGCCTGTAAAACGTTCGTTGTTGCAGTGTTAACACAATACACCCCCGGGTTGTTACTACTTACACTTCTGGCGAACAAGCAGCTTGAGATCCAACGTGATCGTCTCGACTACCTCTTTAAGCTCGTCTGCTGAGACGTTTCGGAATCTCCAGATGTCCCAGTTGCCATCAGTGGTTGTGATGTACCTGCGACTACTGAGCCGAAGTTCGCATTTCTCGCTTTTGCGGATCTCCTCATGCACCACCCACAACCCGCCACTTATGCGGAGCTGTGTGAGGTACATGAAACAGATATCCTGCGATAGATACTTGAGTAATCGCAGAAAGATCTGCAGGGCGAGATGGTCTAGCTGGGAGTACTCGCGTTTCTTGTTTTCCTCTACAAGTGCTGGTGTAGACCAACCCATGCTGTGAAAAAACCGCTGAAGCTGCTCATCGGACAGCTCAGCCTCGATAATGTAACCAAGCGACACATCCGATTTTGCCACCATCAGATGCCCCCAGCCAGCTTGTACTCGGCGTGGTAACAAACAGCAGAGTTACCAGGTGTCAGCGCTTCAAACGGCTTCCCGTCTTTGTTTACTGGGTAGACGGTGGGCTCGTTGGACAGCCCTGCTCGATTCAGTCCACGAACCTGTGCTTCCTGCAGCACGGCTTTCTTCATGTCCATTGTGCGAAGCTCATCGGCGGTCTCGCCAGAGATAACGATCACACCACGCATGCCAGAGATTTCTGCAGAAACGATGTTCAATGTCATTTTTGAATTCCAATATTTTGAAGTGAAAACGGTTACACAACTGTGGATTATCCCTGATAGATAAAAAAAAGCCACAGAGAGAGGTGGCTTTAATACGCGCACCTCCTGTGG